GTTGTAGAAATGCACTGAAGGAGTGCTGTAGTCAAGTATTACTAGTGTTTCCATATTAGTCTTCTACAAATTCTGTTTCATCTACAGTCCAATCAGCACACTCTTTGATGATTTGCTTAGTGAATGCTGGGGACTTGAATACAATGCCATGAGAGAGATTCTCCTCAAGATACTGCTTGAAGAGAAGGATAAGCTGCTCAGGAGTATGGTAGTCATTCTCATTAAAAGCAGCCTGCCAGTCAGTATCAGAGAAATCAAAATGGTTCTGTCTGTCCTCATCATCAAAATACATATTGTAATTATCAGTGGTGACAGTCACATTCTTACTGAGAACCTGACAACAAGTGATGTCAAAATCTCTTTCTGGAACATCTATTTGGTTCCAAGGTGCCATGGGGTCAAATTCAGCCCCTGGAGGATAGTATCCACTTTCTCGCATATTAGATAAAATCAAGCATTAAGTAACAACTGTTGTCAATATACTTGGCAAAATTATAATCATTGTGAATGAAGGCATATAGCCAAGGCCAGAAGTCATCAAACTTAGCATACCATTTGCTGTTACCACCTCCAAACATAGCTGTGGTGCTAGAATACTTATGCTCTATGACGGGAGCAAGAGAGGCTTTGAAATGGTAGATGGTCTTCCAATCAAACTTACGTACACCCTCGGTGAAGTTGATATGAGAATATACATTCTCCATTAAGCTACAGAAGATATTGAAGTAGTACTCCATGAGCTTCTGTCTCTTGTTCTCATGGTTCTGTTCGAGGATAATCCTGACAATGACAGTACTGCCTGTATTGGCTTTATCATCAAGAAATTTCAAGTCCTCATATAACTGTACAGAAGAGATGTTGAAGGTCATGATGCCATGACGGATGAGGATGTTGCCTGCTTCATCGAAGAATACACGAAGGTCATACATTCTAACCCCTGAATTCCATTGTTCTCGGATATTCTTAGACTGGCATTTAGTTATGAAGCGGAAGGGATACATATACCAATGCTTAGGACGAGCATAAGACCAGCTGTTGTGAGATGCTAATATCATGATTACTCTTTGTTTAACTCTAAGTACTTATTAAGGTACCAGATGGCTTTCTTTATAGAGACATTACCTTGCTTGGAAGACTCTCTCCAGATATACTTGAAGGCATTGAGCTTGCAGAAAGCAGCTACAGCTTCATCCCCAAAGGCAGCTCTCATAGCATCAATGCACTCTATATGGAGGCTAGGGTCGAAAGAGCCATAATGAGAAGGGTGGTTCACTTGGTCTTCATCAGGGAAGAGCTCTCCTGAGGCAATGGCAGTGTCATTGATTACAGGACCTTTGAGAGTTGATTCATCAATCATTGGTTTCTTCTGGTGTTAAGTATTCAACATCTACTTGTTTAATGCCCTCTATCTGCATATCATAACCTTGACGGGCCAGTTCCTGTACTCTCTGTAGGGCCTGAGAATGGTTGTTTGCCCAAAGCAGGACTTTATACTTGATGGACTTCTCATTGCCATTGTCATCATGGAAGATATCCTTGAGAGTAGCAATAAAGGAAGGATAGCCTTGGAGAGTGTAATCATTAAGCCACTGAGTACATACCTCCTTGATGGGAGATATGCGTAAAGACTGAATTTCAAAATTATCTACAAGGCCTCCATTCTGTTCTTCTATTAAGGACTGCATGACCTGATGCTCTGCATTGACAAACAGTTCACAATCAGGAACAATGAAGGTTTCTGTTTTCTTTCTTATCTTGCCATCAATGATTCTGGCCACCTTTGCTTTTACTTCTACTAACATAATGTATTGGTTTGATTGTCAGACTGGAAATGCAGTCTGCACAGTGGTTATAATACTGACGCTCTTAGATGAGTATCTCTCATCTTGGAGTTGATGAAATTATTACGGAAGACAGAGAGCTGCTGGACTATCTCCTTGGTAGTCCATGAAGGGTCAATGGGAGCCAGTGGTGTCCCATTATAGGCAATGTAGAGACTGTCATCAAAGTCTTCTATGGTGATAGTCTCCATGGCCTCACGGTTGATTTCCTCCTGTTTGCGGGTTTGGGATTTCTCCCTGAATGTTCTTATGAATTCCATATTGAGTGATTTTTAGGATTGTTGTAGTGCAACAATATACAGGACCTTTTAATGAATCCAGTGGTCTCCTACAGAAGACTCTGCAGGAATCTCAATGGACTTGCAATACTTAGCAGCAGATGCTTCCATCATGGACTTGACTACCTGTGGGAACTCCTTGACTTCTTCTGGGTATTCCCAGTTGGTCTCATCATGCACCAAAGCAGCGCATAGGATTTTACCAAAATAGCCATTGTCTACAATCCAATTGAAGATATTGGTAGTAGCTTCTTTGGTCATTACTGCTGAAGTACCCTGTGGAGGAGCATTACGGGCTAGTCTGTCCCATTTAGAGGCAGCACGGAAGTGCATGGAAACCATCCTGGCAACCTCATCACCAGTGCCTTTATGGTAGTTTCTGTACTCATCCCAGAACTCCTGAGTGAAGGATTTCTGTCTCTCTACCCAATCCTTGTGGTCCCACCAGTACATCTTATGTCCTGTGAGAGGGCACATAAGGATATAACCATTTTTCCGTACAAAAGCTGAGCCTTTCTTTGCAAATTCAGTTGTGCCTTTGAAACCCTCCTCATAGTTAGCAATGATTTGTTTGGCTTCCTCTTCAGAGCATTTGAGCTGCTCCATGATAGTGGTATAGCCACCACCATATGCCAATGCAAACTCAGGGCTTTTTGCTTTGGTTCTAAGGTCAGGTCTGAGCCTCTTGACATCATGCACATCAATATCCTTGAGTTCATCCTTGAAGAAGATTTTGGCATACATGCTATGGCCATCAATTCCCTCACGGTACATCTTAAGAATGGCCTCGTCTTGATAGATATCTCCTTGCACACGTCCTTCTTGAGCTGAATAATCACAGCTAACCCATAAGTTACCTTTCATGGCAGTGAAGCAAGACCTTGTCTCAGCATCATGGGGCAGTTGCTGCATATTTGGATATGTACAGTCTTTAGGCTTCACTTTGTTTACCTTAGCCAAGTCTGTATTAGGCTGCTGAGATCCACATGACATTCTACCTGATGCTGCTCCGAGCTGCTTGTAGACAGTATGTATTCTGCCTGTTCTAGGGTTGATGGCATTGAGATGGCCCTGACCAAAGGAAGATACTACCTTGAAAGAACCACTGTAACCAGCATAATAGTCACTGTCACCAGGATCGCCTTTACCAAAGTAGAGACGGATGAACTCATCATTGACACCTTTCTGCATCTTCAGATGTTTTTCCATAACAGAGTCCTTATCTTCGCCAGTTTTCTTATCCTGTACTTTGGTATCAAATCCCAGGAACTTAGCAAACTTTGTTACCTGCTGGGAACTACTCCATTGGATGGTACACTTAGGAGAAAGGTCGAAACCTCCCCAAAGGTCACCTTGTGTGTTGACATAGGTGAACTGACTATAGGCAGGATTGGAAGTGACAAACTCATCAAGAGCCTTTATGCTATCCTCCAGGTTTTGCTGGTCTTTGTGCATCTTGGCTTTCCATTTATTCTGGTCAAGATGAATACCACACCACTCAAGATAGGCAATGGCAGGGATGAAAGCACATTCCAGTTGTGCTGCCTTGATAAGCTCCTGCTTCTCCAAATCCTCTAGTTGAGAGCGCATAATTCTCTGAAGATAAGTGACATCACCTGCAGAATAGTTGATGACAGAAGAGTCAAGACCCCTCCAGATGATTTCACCACGAACAGTCTTATCAATGTTGATATTCAACCTGCGCCAAGCTACCTCTTTAAGGCTATAGGATATCTGACCAGCAGGCCATCCTAAATGGAGTAGCTGCTCAACAATCATAGTATCGTAGATATTGCGAATGATAATACCATAATTGTAGAAGAACTGAAGGTCAAACTTAGCATTGTGAAGAATACACATCTTGGACTCCAGTACCTCCTTATATTTATGTACATCTACGGTAGAAGTATCTACTACTATGCGAGCATCAGCCTTATCATTACCCATTTGAATGCAAAGAAAGTCACATAGATGAGGGTCTTTGCCTGTGGTTTCAGTATCTAGCTGGACCACTCTCCATGGGTGCATGATACGGAGGGACTCCTCCACAGAGATGACCTGATAGTCATCCCTATGGAAGAGCTCTTGCTGCTTAGTCACGAGGTAAATCATTCTTGGAATAAAGCATCAAGTTATTGAAGTCAATAATCAGATTGTTTTCTTTCAGGAATATAGAACCCAGCATGCCATGCAGCTGGATGCCATGAGCCTCACGGATCATTTCAAATGGTGCATCCAGGTCAGCCACCAGGAAGACAGTGGAATAGTTTACCTTTCCACCCTCGAAGTTGATTTTACAGGCAGAGACCTCTTTAGTGCCTCCTACACCCGTGATGAGCTGCTTGTTGGAAAGTTCATGTTCCTCATACTCCAAATCAGCTAATGCACTGCTATTGATAAGGTTCTTGTCAGAACCCGTATCAATGATAAAATAAAGCTGTTTGTCACCCTGTGTAAAAGATGCTATGGGGATATTAGGGCTGGTAAAACCCTGACTGAAAGAAATTGCAAGAAGAGATTTATTATTAGTTTTGTTCATAGATTTTTTGGTTGTTTAAGATTGCTGCTATACAGCAATATACGTGACTTACTGTTGGGGTGTGTCTGTGCTGCCAAAGCCTCCTCTTGACTTACCATCAAGAGAATCTACCTGCTTAAGGGTTACCTTGCTGGAGAAGAGCCATTGAAGCTTCTGCAAGAAGGTAGCTTTCTGGGACAGCTGTATCCTGAACTGACAGAGACGGGTGCCCTTAGGAATGGTTACCTCTTGGGTGGCTACTACAGGCAGCTTCCACTCATCATCCTCTCCATAATAGAGGTTGTCAATGATGCCTATGGAATTGGTTTGAAGCAACCCATGCTTCAAGAATGCAGAGCTGCGTGGGACTAGTATGCCCTCATAACCTTTGGGCATCTTGATACGAACTCCCAATGGGATGAGAGTAGAGAAGAAATCCACATCACGTATGTTCTCTGATGAGTTGGGCTTATCCTTACGTTTGTGGAGCTTATGGGCATAGGGGGCCTTCAGTGTGATGTCCTCAGCAGTGAAGAGGTCAATCCAGTCACCTACTTTGTATACTTCAGGCATGCAGCCTGGTGTTAGTTCTAGAATCTTGATTGTCATAAATTAATGTTTTTGTAATAAATGAGTAATATCGGACTGAGAGTAGCTACCATCTCCATGATGCTCTATGTGGTAGAGATGTTGGTTGGTGGTGGGGGAGTCAAGTCCTCCTGAGTCAGAGTCATAATGACCTAACTTAAGGTAGTCAAGATGGCCTATGATTCCCAAATGATTCTTAGGGAGGGCATCCAGACCACAGTACCATGCAGTCTTTACACGCTTGTGGGCATACATGAAGAGCTCGGTAAGAGCATCTATATCATGCTCACCTCCAAGCAATAACAGGCAGGTGATGCCTTGGTGTTTCTTGAGGAGATGCTCAAGGCACTGCTGTGTGAGAGGAGTACCTTTGTCTTCCCATAGTTCACGCTGGTTGCAGGCTGGGCATCTGATAGTACATCCAGAGATAGAGAGTCCCAGGGTTATTTCCCCTGGGATTTCTCTGAAGACTTCTTTACAATAGAGGTATTTTAGCATATTGTTTCTTTTTTAGCAAAGTAACGGTTGGAACCCTCCTTCTGACGAGCCTCACTCCATGCTTTGACAGGGCGAAGGTAGCCAATAATACGCGTCCACTGAGTTACTTTCTCTGAACCACACTGAGGACACTTATCAAATGGATGTTTGGCAATGAAGCCACAACCATCACATTGTGTTTGGGGAACATTAAAGGTAATGTAGCTATTGCCTACCTGTACTGCATATTCAAGAAGTTTAGTGTACTGCTCTTTAGAGAGATTGTCTTGGAGATTAAGGTGAGATGCCTGTCCTCCATCAATGGACTTGGCAATCTGACCTCCCTGCATGGCAATCTTATCAAGGATGGAAGTATCATCATGAGCATCATAGATATAACTATTGTAGAGGTTTTCATCCTCTGGTACCCAATAGTTTTCAGATTTGTCCCAATTATAGTTCTTAACTCCAAGAGACTCAGCAGGAACCAATTCAAGATTGAACTTAAATTTCTTCTCAGAATGCTGCTTGTTATAGTCTTTGATAACACCAAGAATCCATGAGGCAAAGTCCATGTAATCCTTATTGTTGGATACTGTGAGACCTAAGAATCTTGCTGCTTCATTGAGGCCATTGACTCCAATAGTACAGTAGAGCTTATCAAAAGAGATGTATCCTGCTTTGGTTTGAGGAAACATGCCTTGCTTATCCATCTTGTATAGGCCAGTCTTGTAGGCTTTCTGATAGTCATAGACTCTATCAAGGATAGATTTAAGATAATCATTAAACTCTATTTGTATAAGCAATCCTCTTCCTGACCATGCTTTCCCAGTTTCTTTATCTATAATATTATGTTCCCTACAGAAATCCTGCATAATCCTATTAAGATTAAGAGTCATTACATTACAAGAACCTGTCTGGACACCAGTAAGACCTGTAGTAGAGGAGAAAGTATTCTCTGTAATTTCATTGCGTAGCCTACAGCAACTGCTTATGCTATCAGCGTTCTCTGAGAGATACACAAAGAAACTATCACCTTCTGCCCATTGGGTAGTTACAAAATCTTTGTACTCCTTATCCAACACATCTTTACCATCAGTGAGAAGACACACTGTCATGACAGGGAAAGTCAAGAGAGTTTTGGTTCTCTCTTCATTGAGCCACTTCATGTATCTCTTCTGAAGCCAGCTAACTGCCTCCCAATGAGGCTTAGTTCCATCAGGGAAAGCAAAATCATCGAACATAGTATGCCAATAGTAGGAATCAAAGACATTGAAATTTGTGAAAGGAGACTGATAACCACGATTACCTGCTGGTTGGTTAATGTAATGAGTAACAGATTGGAAGTACTGGTCGATGGTTTGTCCTATGGTACGATGCTGAAGGTTGTGCTCATTGGTAATGATGACATCAGCCTTTTTGTAGTATTCCTCGCCCCATTCTTTCTCACAGAAATAGGAGAAGAAATTGAAGAACTCACCATAGGCTCCAGCACCTTTCTTCTGAGCAGAAAGCAGGAATACAAGATTCTGAAACTGTCCTATAAAGCTACCCAGATGCTTAGGAGCATGATTCCTGGTGCCATCTACAGAGCTTGTGCCATCTACCAACAAAGGATAGAGAGTATAAGCAGAGCAGTAAGGCTTTAGGATGGGAGAGCTCTCATCGTGCTGATAGAGGATATGATGCTCTAAGTCTTTGACATACTGGTCCCTATAGGGAGAGTTAATTTCAGCAAGTAGCTCTTTCATCTGAGACCTTTGAATGATGCGGGAAGTATCTTTATAGAGTTCCCCTTCGAGCGTAGCAGCATTCTTCTTGTTGCTATTGGCATTATCGTCGGTATTGGAAAGGTTGGTAGCAGACTCACTGGACTCAGAGTACTTGTGAATATAGTTCAGTTTGTCTTTGATAAGCCTTGCCTGCTTATGCTGCTCACGGTAGAACATGTAAGCCTTACCAACAAGAAACCATTTTGGGTTGCTGATAAGAAATTTCTCCACTGCATTTTGGATATTCTCTACTGTGAGGTCTATAGACATTTTCTCATAAGTGTCATCTCCTTTACAGAACTCCTTAATCTGCTTCAACTCTGCATCATTCAATGAGTAGTTGTTAGCCTTGAAAGCCTTTAGAATTGCATTTTCAATCTTTTGGGGATTAAACTCTTCCTTACTTCCGTCTCTTTTAATTACGTACATATTATTTACTGTGTTAAGCATTTAAAAAACTAGGGAATAGTTGTTGCAGGACAACAACCTGTGGACAAACTACGGCAGTTTGATGCACTCTATGGTATTGATACCTTCCAGGCTGATGCCATTGGGAACTTTTGGCCTCATGTTCAGGTATAACTGCAGCTCTTGGCCTATTTCGAAGGGGTCTCTTACTTCATTACCATCATCATCAATGAGAGTTCCCTTGCTTTTGGTGAGGGGGAATTTCCAAACCAATGGAGTGAGGGATTTTGGATTGACAATAATGAATCTATAGTCCTCAAGAGTGAAGTCCTTGAAGTAAGGATCAGCTTCTATATTAGCCTTGATGAGTCTCCAATAAAGACGTGCCTGGATGTAATAGTGCCACTTCTTAAAGTTCTGCTGGAAGTCCCACTCAAGGCATCCTAGGCTTGTCTTCAAGTCAATGGGATAAATGACCTTCTTATCATAGTCTACTATCAGTTCATCGGCCATACAGCGGTAGCCTACTCCACCAAAACGAGCCTTAAACTTCAGCTGATAGTACCTGCGTATGGGAGATAACTCATCATCAGGAGCAAAATAGCCACGGGTGGCAGGAGACTCACGGAGGGCATCGACACAGTTGAGTACATCATTATAGGTGTCACGGGAGATGATGGTCTTAGAACCTGCCTCATACTTCAGGCTATAGTACAGGGAGCATCTCTCAGTGACTACCCTGATACGAGTGTCATCCTTCCAGTTCTTCTGGAACTCAAAGGTGTTGGCAGCCTCCAGAATATAGGTAGCAGGGATGACATCCAGACGGACATAGTTGCTGCTGTAATTGTCGAACAGATGGTTGACTATCTGGAGCTCCTTGTCACCAATAGATGGGAAGTCAGCCACAAAGAAGAGATTGTTGAACTCCTCTTCCCCTCCTGTGATAATGGCATCCACACAAGAGCCAAGAGTAAGGGAAGGGCTCTCCTTACGGTCGAAGAGGTGGTCAAGACCATTGAATCCCAATGACTCATAGGTGGAAAGAGTGCTGTAGGACAGCTCTGGAAGCTGCCTATACTCAGGCTCGGAGATGGGCAGTGAGATGCTGCTTAACTCTTTTACTATCTGCATAGTTACTCAGCCTGACGTTTAGCATTCTCCACATACCAATAGTAAAGGTCTTTCTCAGCCTGGAAGATAGCAGCCAAGCCATTCATCTTATCATCGAAGGCTTTGCATGGTTTGGTCTTGGACCTCTGTTCAAGGTCATCAAACTCTTGTGTGATGACAGGCATGAACTCATGGAGATACTTGATAAACTTCTGTACTTTCTCTGTGTAGCTCTCCCGCTTGGCATAGCTGATGGGAGCAGCAGTATTATTGCTTTTGTAGTTTGCTATGTTACTCATAAGGTGTTAATAAATAATTTAGTTTTTTACTAGTTGCCAGTTATAATTATAGGCATACTCCCTCTTGCCAGTGAGAGACTGGAGGATAGAGCCTAGGGGTTTTCCCTGGAGATGGAGAGCCTGCATGGCCTCTTGGATGGAATCAAACTCATGACCTGTAGGAGATGCTTCAGGCACTGAGGCTCTGTGGCTCTTCTTGGGTTTAGGGGACACAAGGATGTGGTAGCCTAAATATGGCCAATGATTGTCAAGGGCCAGCAGGAGCTGCCTGCCACAGTCATGAATCTGATAGAAGCAAGTGGAAGGCTCATTCTCGATGAGATACTTGAAGAGCATCTTCTTTTTGTTTTTCCACTCAGGGGTCTCGAATCCTTTACATTCGAGGATGATGCTGGAGCCAATCTCAAAGTCAGGGGTATAGGTGATGGCCCTTACCTTGTCTTTCTGGTAGGGGCATCTGAATCCCTCCTGTAGCACTATCTTCCTGCACTCATACTGGTAGGGGATGCCTAAAGCATCGAGAGTTTCTGCTGTCTTAGCCTCAAGAGTAGAACGGAAGTTTACTCCATTCCACTCCTTAGGCTGGACATTCTGTATACGCTCACTCACTCTTCTTGGTTATCAAGCAGTTCTGCAACAGCCTCTTCCATGTCAATGAGACGCTCTGAAAGTTCAGAGACCACATTGAGGAGGTACTCAATGGCCTCTTCGGTACTCTCAAGCTTGATGCACTTCTCTCTTTTCTCACCACCCTTTACCTCGATGATTTCCTCATCAAGCAGGAAGTCAACCAACTCGGGGATGAACTTACACTCCAGATGATGGTGTGTCACAGAGCCATTCTTCTCACGGGTGAAATCAAGCTCAATCATGTCGCCGAACTGCAACTCATCGTCAGTTCCTGCCATAAAATACTTTTCTTCTTTTTTCTTCATTTTACTTTACTTTTTATGAGCCATGGCAGAGCCATGACCTGCATTAGAAAACTATTGTTCAGAATACCACTGTATGCCATACCCATTGAGGCCAATGAGGATACTGTTGATATCATGCCAGATGGATGATGGCATTCTGGAGTGGTTGCGGGCATACCATGCAGGATGTTTGGTGCAGAGGACATGGTTGGACTGCTCGTTGATGCAATGTCTGAAGGACTGAGCCTGAGAGCCCATGAGCACATAGACAATGCCTACAGTATGCCTAGAGAGACTGGTAAGGAGACTACTGATGAATGGTCTCCACAGTAGGGAATGAGACCCTGGCTGCCCTGCAATACAGGAAAGTGCACTGTTAAGCAGCAGCACTCCCTGCTCTTCCCACTTCTCCAAACTCGGGTCAAAGTTAATGATTCCATGTGGAACTGTAAAATCAATAACAGAATCACTTAGGACTGACAATGAGGGAGAAAAAGATGAGGAGGGAGTGGAGGGTCTGTTGGCAAAGGCAATGCCAGTTGCCACAGGAATGGAAGTGGTTGTGCCACAACCAGATAGAGTTGGATAGGGGTCCTGACCAATAATAACCACCCGAAGACTGCTTAAGGGACAAAGATGGAAAGCCTTAAAAATATCTTTAATCTGAGGGCAGATGATGAGGTTGTCACGGTGTGCCAACATACATAACCTCTGTATCAGGCTATCAGCTTCTTGGAGATTGATGACCTGTTGCCATGGGCCAAAGTACTCTTGGATGGTCATAGGAGACTATCAGCCAACTGAAGCAGTTGCTCATTGGTGGTGTTGATAGATGGGGCATCTACTGCCCTGAATGTGAAAGGCATAGGGCCTATCTCAGCAGTGGTAGCAGCATACGTCCTACTACCTCCTACGTAAGAGTAGGTGGACAGAGCAGTGGAGAGGAACTTTCCTGTGATGAACCGCTCCATGGAGTTGCTCTTATTGATGACTACATCGGGCAGTATGTGCAGGCAGGGACTCAGGAGCTTTATGCCTTGATTGTACTCTTGGTTTCTCTCCAGTTTCCATGAGAGGCACATGATTGGCAGAAAGTCGGAGTTGAAGACAAGCCCATCAGTGACATAATAGCTATCCTGCCCCACTTCCACCTTATAGAACTGGTCTTTAACAGTAGTTCTCAAAGCCTGTTTCATAGCTGCCTCAAGAGACTTGTAGGAAGTTGTATGTGTAGAAGGCTTGATGGAAATGATAAACTTATCTGTGTCGGCAGAAATTTGACCATTCTTTATAAGTCTTACTATGCAGACTGGAAGCTCAGTAGGTCCATCTGGGAATGGTATTTCAATATAGTAAGGATAAGCCATGGTAGTGCTCTCATGTCCATTACAACCTAAATGACCAGTACCCAGAATCATATTAATACAGTCGTCCAGATTCATTACTTGATGGTTTTGAATAACATGTTCTGAGCATCATACTCAGTGAAGAAAGGCAAGTCATAAGGAAGAACAGGGTCAAGCCTGTCAGCTACCCAGTTGGTGAGGAGATTGACTATGAAGGAGCTAATCATGCATGCCATGTAGGTAGTTTGCTTCATGGAACAGACAGTCTCGTCAGCTTCAGAGTCATCAAAGAGAAACTCCTGTTCATACCTATTCATGTTGTAGGTATCATCACCAGGGATGCAGAACACCTGGAGAGTGTCGATGCTTAACCTGCCATCAATGAAGACACAGTCCCTACGCTCTTCCTTAGGTTTCTGGCGAACATGCTGTTTCCAGCTCTGGAAGAATGTCTCTCTGGCAGTCATATTATCGAAGCCACATATCATGATGTCTCCAGCATCGGATGATGAAGTGAACCTAGAGGTGATGGCATAGACATTACGAGTAGTAGTGAAATCAGAGATAAGGCTAGCCATAGCATCGGCCTTATGCTGCCCTACCTGATTTCTGCCATAGAACTGTCCAGACTCATTGGCAGTCTCTACAGTATCATCATCATAGAGGCAGATAGTGGCAGGACACATACGAGCCAGCTGAAGGGCAGTCCAGCTACCGATACCCCCAAGTCCAGCAAGAATGATGCGAGACTGCTGGATGAGACTATACCACTCAGTGCCAGAGAATCTAGAGGTGGAATCATTGACAAGGAGGGTTGGAGAATTAAGAGGAATGAGAGATGGGTCGGAAGGTACTTGAGGCTGAGAGGGCTCTGAGGATTGCTGAGGCACAACAGGCTCTTCTGTTCTGGTAGAGTCAGCCTCGGTTAGTTCTCCAGACTCTATTCTCTCCATCCAATCAGCATCTTCTCTTGCATCCAGGCCTAACCCCTCTGCCATATTCTCCATTTGGTCTCTATCTATAATGAGAGTACCATCTCTGTATACACCATCATTTGTTACACTGTAAGTGACAGTATCTTGTATTTGAGCCTGAATACCGTCTCCAATATGTATAGGACCATCAGTAATCTCCTCCTCTCCCCACTCCCCCTCGTCAGTTACCTCTTCAGGTTCCTGCATCTCAATGAAGTCATTGGACTCTAGAATATCATCAAAGTCAGAGTCAGTGAGCTGCTGAGTGGAAGGTTCAGATGGAGGAAGGTTAAGGTTGGAGACTACCTGCTCTACAGAAGTATTAGCAGAAGAAGTCTCAGAGGGCCCTACTCCTAATTCATTTAAAAAGCTATCTAAATCATCCATGATTATTAACCATTAGCATAACGTAACAACATTGCACTATAGTAATGAATGTACTTGCTGAAGTCGTAGTACTTAGAGACCTCATCGTACATAGCTGAAGCAAGAGTGGAACGGTAGTAATCCCAATCTTCAAGTACCCATTCAGGAGTAGTAGGGTCGGAGAAATGGTTGAGCTGATACTCTACTATGAAATCCACCCAATCGTCAATAGCTAGTTCTCCCTCGGGGAATATGCGTTCATACATGGTGTTCATGTGGCGTTTAACCCACTGAAGAAGGTCGAACTTATCACCCAAGATGAAGGAGCAGGCTAGCATTTGAGAGACAGCCCTATAGATGAGGTTAGGGTCTGGAGTCCAATCATCAGGAGTGATGCTCTTGGCATCATTTGGTTCGGAGAATAGTGGGAGTTCCTTGGTACTGCTTTTTAGCTCTTTATCCTTGCGCCAGCTATAGAAATCAAAGTCATCAGAGTCCTTTGTATAGATATTGACAGGGGCTTTAGATGCCTCTTCCTGTTTCTTACGCTGGGCTATCTCATCGAAGCGAGTGTCCAAATAGTCAAGAGGATTATTCACAGTCTGGCGGTCAATATCCATCATGAAATACTCAATATAAGTATCCTTGACAGACTGTGGGTAGACATTGGAAGCAGGGTCAACTGAAGCTACAGTACCCTCACCGAAGAATTCATAAGAGGAGCCTAGGTTGCGGATTTCCTGCTCTGTCTGTATCTTACGGGTGACAGCAGCACAGTAAGTACCTGCATTATTGACTATAAGAGACACAAAGCAGCTGGTATCATTGCCCTCTGACTGAAGAGTAGAAAGATCAGTGCCAGAGAAGAAGGCACTCATACTGTGATGTGAATGAATCAACCCTAAGTCACACTCGAAGAGGTCGATATTATTGGCAATATAGGCAGCTACATCTTCACTCATAGAGAACTGAGTGAAGGTGGCATTACCCAAGTCCATGGGATAGATGTCACGGCAGGTGATGGTCAGGTTGCCTTCCTCGAAAGAGCCTTCATGAGAATAGAATAGCACTCCAGACCATTCAGTGGATGGAAACTTACGAAGCAAATACCTTATTTTCTCTTCTACTGAGGATGGGATGACCATCTTATAGACAGACTGTCCTTTGATGAGTCGTGGTAAGGGCTTGGGAGTCTGAGTTGATGTTGTGTTCATTTTTATACTTATAATTAATGGTTTGGGTAATATTGATGAGTATCTTCATGGCAATGGTTTTCTCCAAGATGGAGGTCTGAAGCATCTCACTATTATTGCTGGAAGAGGTGATGCGGAGGTGCACCTCCTGTCCCTTGAAGTGACATACCAAAGCTCCTTGATAGCCTTGGGCATAGTCATTGCTGAGCTGTGAAGAGCCTAGCTGGTAGAACTTACCATCAGAGGCAAAGACACGGAGGAGTATTCCATCGGTAAAGAGCCTATTGACTGCTGTCTGAGTAGACTTAAGCTGGGTGTTGTAGAACTCTATGAAAGCATTACTGATGTCAATCATAAAGTCGAAGAAAGACATAGCAGGCTGATAGATACCCTCTTGATACTTTAAAACCAAATGACCATGCTGTAGATACCAATGGGTGAACTCATTGAGAAGAGAATTGCCATTCTCAAGAGTAGTATTCTGGAACTGGCGAAGACCACTGGAGTAGCCTCTGGAATACCCTCTTGAGGCAGAAGGATAATCCTCATACCCATAAAGACGGTCAGCTGCTCCTATGCGCTCAAGATACCTATAGGGAACACCAGTGATGGACTCTACCTGAACATACATGGACAATTCCTGACAGAAAAGCATCCACTTGGTTTCATCGGAATCCATCTTGAGAGAATTGATGGTCTGGATGATAGGCCCACGGCCTAAGCAAGGCAGCTGGAATGACTGGAAATGGCCTTTAGGGATGTCGCAGATATGAGAGTGCATATAGTTGGAATAGAACTGGTCGGAAGTATAGGAGCCTCGGTTGAGGGTGAACCCACGGGACTCAAAGGGAATAGTGCCATCCAGTTCGAGGAGGACCTTGGCATAAAGGTCGGTGATGAGTACAGAATTGTTGTGCTCATTAGTGACAGTAACCCTAGGCCACCATACCAGTATATAAGGTCGGCCATTATCCCTCTCAGTATCGCACTGGAGGTCAGTATGGCTCTCACCAAAGAAGTCAGAGAATACCTGATAGACCTGTTGGACATGCTGATAGTTGTCTCCACTTAAATTAGACAGTAAAGCCATAGAGGTATGGATAGTGAATTAAGGAAATAAAAAAGAAAGGGTACAGGAGAAATTCTCCCATACCCTCGGCAAAAGAAAAGCATGTGTGACTGTACTTATAGACTAGCTATCATGCTGTTAAGCTCATCATCAGAGATATTGATGTGGCTGCCAACCTCTTTCATACGAGCTGCCAGTTCCTGAGTCATCTCGGCAATAGCCTCAAGGTCTGAAGGAGAGAGAATATTGATATTGGCCAGCAGTTTGATATGGTCATAGACAGAGATGACCATGCGCTGGGCAGGAGTAGCCTCAGGAAGAGGCTCATTATCAGACTCCTCAGGCTCAACAGGAACATCTACCAAAGGCTCATCAGAAGTGCTTGTGTTAGCATCAATGAAAGCCCAGAGGGCAGCAGTAGGCACCTGAGTGTAGTTGCGGCCATACTCAGCCTTGATGGTCTCCATGATGTCACGGCCCAAACCTTTGATGACCTCATAAGCCTCCTTGCGGCCCCTGGTCTCAGCACCAGAGGCAATATTCTTGGAGGTATTGGTGAGGAGGAATACCAAGTTGTTGGTGGGTACTCCACGGTACATGACATTCTGAGGAAGGAGGCTGTCACGGCCAATCAGTTTGGTCTTGGTGATGCCCTCTGTGAATTCCATACCACTGAAGTCAATGCCATGAGCAGTCATAGCATCCTGAAGCTCACCAAGAGTGGTAGCAGTGGTCATGAACTTGTACTTCTTCTGAGTTTTGGTGTCGGCGATAAGAATTTCTCTGTTTTCCATAATTGTTTAAAACGTTTTAAATAATGATTGTTATTGGGATAGGAGCAGGGCAGTGCCCTGCATTACTCAACCTATGGGAAGAGTGACTTGAGTTGCTGGAACTGGGACTTATCAGTAAGGGACTTGTAATAGTCACTATAGTCCTTACAGGAACCAAGGTCGGGAAGGACCATTTGGAAGCCAGTCTCAGCCGAGAGTTTACGGGCATCTGCAATGCCTGGAGAGTCAGCATCGAAGGATATATAGATGTGCTTATACCTTCGTTTGAGTTCTTGGATGGCTGTTGTGGACATACTATAGCCCTCACCCTGAAGGCATAGGGCAGGAATATGAAGCTGGCAGGAGATGCAAAGGGCATCCTTGAGAGATGAACAGATAATCACCTTTTCTCCCTGCTGAGGAATCTTAGTCCAGAGACCAATGACAGAACCATCCATTTTGGAACACCACTTAAAGCCTTTGGTGTTGTAGGGTTGGTAGATTTTAAGTTGAAGATTGCCTTCTTTCCTTTCAAGGAAACAATAAGCAAATTTATCGGCAGGAAAAATGTACTGACGAGTGGAATTATCAACCTTTTTAGTGATAATCTTATGGGAGATAGGATGAATATCAGCATAGTGGAGCCATTTGTGCTCAATACCATAGGAAGCCCAATACTCATAGTCATAATCATGCCATGGGCGGACAGTCACCTGAACCTTAGACTGCTCATTGGCCTCCTTACGGGTAAGGACTCTCATCTGTTTGGGTTTGATGGTGAGCTCCTGACTATTTTCTTTCTGCATAAGGTCAATAATCTTATCGAATACTTGATGGAAAGAACACTTCCATAGCAGACACAGGAAATCAAGGATATTGCCTTGAGTATCAGCCTCCCCGAAGTCCTTGAAGCGGATGTGCTGGTTATTGTCCATATAGATGCTGAAAGAAGGATGACTATCCTTTCGGAATGGACTATTGATACGACATGGTATGGAGGTAATCTGAGGGAAGGCAGCCTTGAGTACCTCTACCTCAGAGTAGCGTTGGAACAGCTCAGTCTTACTGATGCTGGTAGATGTCTTGCCTATGACCATAAGAATTATCACTTAAAAAGGGTTAATGAAGATGGGAATTAAGCCTCCCAGAGCATTTCACTGGAGAAATCGTCCTTAGGAGCCTCTGCTGAAGGAGCCTCAAAGTTGGTAGGCTCTACAGTCCACTCCTGAAGAGGACAGACACGATAGTCAGTGGTAGCCCATGAGCCGCGGGCCTTAGCAGAAGCCAGATTACCCTCCAGCTTAGCAAGAGCCTTGGAGCCAGCATTGTTGTGGAGAATGAAGTCACCACGGTTGCACACAGTCTGATACTGACGGCCATCCTCAGAGGTACGTACACCATAGAGGAGCTTCACCTTATTGTTGGGCTGCATCTCAAGAGCCTCACGGAGCTCAGAGAAATCACCCTTGAAATAGTCCTTGAAGTGCTCCAGCTTGAACTTACCATCATCAGCCTTGTCATTAAGTACCCATGTTCCATTGATATAATCCATAGAGGAAGGCACACCCAGATACTTCTTGAGGAAATCCACCAAATCACACTCACCTACAGCAGCCATGCGATAGTGGTTCTGGTCAATCTTATAGTTGCCAGGAAGCTGATGGTTGGCCTTGGCCTCCTCAGTGTTAACACGGGTATAGTTGCCATAGGCATCAATAACCTGCACTGTAGAGCCATCCTGACTATAGGCAGGGGCATTGCGGAGAGTGAAGGAAAGGATATTGGTAGTCTCAATATCATTGCATGTCTTAGGGTCAGTACGAACTACAAAGTTGATACGAACCTCCTTGCCATTGTCTGTATCAACCACATACTCAGGGTCATTCTGAGACTCAAAGCCACGAAGCTCATCAAGCTCTTTCTTAGAGGGATTGACAGCCAGCACATAGCTGCTACCCAGACCTACATAACGTTTGAAACCCTGTGACTCGGTAGACTCCTTGGTCTTACCAACTACTAGAAAACTGTAATTTGACATAAAAAATGAATGAAATAAAATGTTATAAAAATTAGAATACTGTCTCAGGCTGCTCTTGTTCTGCTGTCTGCTCTTCCTCATGGACAGCCTCCTGCTGAACATTCTCAGCATCTGTATCATAGTCAGAACCAGGAAGACCCTCGGTTGTTGGAGGCTCAGGAACAGAGATGACATACTCTTTCTTGTCAGCATCGTAGGTGACAATATCAGTGGGCACATACTTGGTGTCCTTAAGAGGCTTGCCCTCCTTATCGAACTTACCATTGGGCTCAATAATCTTCTTAACCAGCTCATCTACATGGAAGCCTACAATCTGGACAATGCCTGCCTCAAGAGCCTCAATCTGTACCTTATAGCCCTTGTACTCTGCTGCCAGACGCTTGATTTTCTCTTCCAGAGGCTGCATCTTGCGCTTGAGAGGGTCAATCATCTTAGCTGCGTTCTTTACTTGCTGAAACTGTGAATACTTAATTCTTTTTTCCATAATTGTTTTTGGGTTTTTAAATGGGTTAATGAATATTTTTTATTGCGATGGCAGAGCCATCACCTACATTGAAACTAAACTGCTTTCGGAGGGAATATTGGAGACATATCAATATGAAGATTGCCCTCTTCATCAGACACACCTACCTCAAAGGCTTTCTCACGGAGATGCAAGGGACGGGAGCCTCGGATATTATTGTCACCACCCTTGAAAGAAATGATGGTCTTGTTGCCCTGACGAGAGACATAACCAATGGCATCAGCCTCTCCACATATGATATCTCCAGTCTTTCCTGCAAGGTCAACAACCATCTCAGTGGTCTCCTCATCATTCTTCTTAATCTGACGGTCTTTGGTATGACAAACCAAGATGAGAGTCTCACAGAGAGGACGGAACATGCCTATCATCTCTTTCAAGGCATTGCGCATATAAAGGTAGCCTGCACCATTAGGTAGCTGGCGGACATCAGCCTTAGGGTCAACTACTTTCCTGCCATTCTCCATGAGGATATTTCCGATGGAATCTTTCTTGTAGCCCCAGGTGGCTCCCATAGATGTTTTTCTATAGAGGGCTGCTGCATAAGGAAGTGAAAACTCTTCCAAGCGAGTGGCATTATCAATGGTGATGAAGCGATAGAAGGGCTTGTCACCATTCTCATGGTTCTTCTGCTCTACAGCCGCCTTAATCTGGAAGATATCAGCAGCACTGCGGGCCTGGATGCACATGACATCTAATGCACGATAGCCATCCTCAAGGTCAATGATAAGATTGTTGTCAAGAGAGGCCATGAGAGAGGATTTGCCAGACTTGGGCTTACCAAATAATACCATCAGACGTGGGTTGTAGTCTGTGGCTTTCCTACGTTCAGTAGGTAATACGATGTTACTCATTTTAAGAAAACTTCTACTCTGTTTTTAACTATTAATTACTAGGTTGTTGCAGTACAACAACAAACAAAACATTGCAAAGATAAGCACTATCAAGAAGACAGAAATATGCCTAAATGGAGTGCTAAGCATTTAGTGAAAAGCTAAGGATGGGTTAACTGGAGAGGTTGGTTGTGCTCCAGATTCTCCAAATACTGAATGTATCGGTAATAACGCTCTAACCCAACCTTATCATCAGGTTTTGGAAGCTCACGGAAGGTACTTGTGGCACCATCGAAGAAGAGAGGACAGGTGTGTCCTGCTGCACCATAGTCACGATCATCAAGAATCTCAAGGAACCTGCAATAGTTGGTGAGACGATTGATGTTATAATCCTTATATATTCCATTAGGAAGCTCAAGGATGAACTTAGCAGGATTGTAGAGGCCAATGATGCAATTGACATCTCTGGATGTGGTTTTACAGTCACCTAAGCCATCAACAGTGGGTCTCATACGGCCTAACTTGATATTCTCTATACCTTCCTGGGACTGAGCCTGATGCTGGATGAGCACAAAGATATAGTTGAGCTGCTTCTTGAGGATAATACCATATTTACTCATCTTCTCGATGGTCTCTCGGAGGTCCTTACAGCCTTTCTCAGTGCTAAGATTGGCTGCATTATCCAAAATAATGATACGGTACTCATCAGGGTCATCCTGAGTATAGGGCTTGATAGGGTCAATGACTCTCTTATCTTCCAACTCACCAGTCAGTTCATTGGGAATTTGGATGGTAGTGAAGTTCATGTGTCCATGGCTAAGAGCATAGTCACGACACTTCTTGTTGATGCCTGTGGGATTCTTGTCAGTATCATTGAAGATAACCATATTCTCGAAGGCTTGGATATATCTCTGATACTTCTCAGACTCCAGCAGTTCAAGGATATGAGGGTCACAAGGACTATCCACACTGCGAAGCTCACGGGTGGAAATATGTATCTTATCCAGACGGGAGAGCAGATGGCACAGGAACTCATTATATTTTTCCTTGGCTGCCATTTCAAGAGAGAAATAAAGTACCTTTACCTTGAGCTCTGGGTGCTCCATCATGTAGAACAAAGGCTCATAGATGAAGATATAATCAGCAAGTTTTGACTTTCCAACTTTTTGATTTGCCGAGATGATTAGGTATTTACTTTGTTCTACTCCAGGATATACTCTGCGGAATCTCTCGAAGGGGAATGGAAGGCAATTGTACTTACCTTCTAGGATGCGCTGTCTGCGCTGGAGATTCTCAGATTGTATCTCTTGAAACTTGCTCATACTAACTTATTGAACCATGCATCAGGATTATTTACTTCCACTCCCCCTTCCTCACTTTCCTTGTTCTCCAAGAAGGTCAGAAGGTCAGATACCTGCTCGACATAACCATCACCATTTTCTCCCTGCTTTACAGGATTCTTCATGATGAAGTACTTAGCAAGTCTCATTCCCACATAATTACCATTAAAGGAAGCCACATATCTCTTGGTAGCATCAATAATATCCTCATCAGAATATTCATTACCAAACTGGGTAAAAAACCTCTTCAGGGACTTGGCTACCTCAGACTTGTTACACCTATAATAATAAGGTGTCTCACGTCCAAATCTGTCCCTCATCTTGCACTGTGGAAAGCAGTCCTTAACCTTAATGGCAAGTTCTAAAAGTTCCTCATCACTTCTGGTATTATTTCCAGAAGAGTCACAGATAATTTCATCAAGTACTTCAGACCAATGCTGAGTGATAAGATAACTATCCTTATCTTTAACAAGAATTTTCCTATTTACCATGTTGTCTAGGAGTCCTTTCATAGTGGTTGTACTACTCAGGTTCCTAACAACCAAAGCAAGGAGAGACTCTTGTAGGGTCATCTTGTACTTGATGCATACTTTTTCATCAATTTTTACTTTCATTTTGGCTTTGTTTTCTTTAGTGTATACTGATAATACTCCTTCATTTGTTCTCCAGAGTTCTCATGCTGCCACTCCACACCTGTGTAGTAGTAGCAGTAGCTGGTTACATTGCCTTTGTGATAGTCTCTGTATACTTTCTTTGGGTCTTTACCTCGGAGGTGCCTCTCGATATAGTTCTTAGCAGCAGTTCGGGTGTTGAATATTTCCTTTGCCACAAGTTCAAACTTGTCTTCCAGGTCACCTCTGACCCAGTCTTTGTCATGATGGTAAACTTCTACTTGATACATAATTAAATTTCTTGAATAGAATGAATTGTTTTGATAGAATTAGGATTGAATCCCTCAATCATTGCCTTGGCTAGTTCTTCCTCGCGAGTACCTGTATAGTAAGGAACTATAATAACAGGAGACTTGTGGCGAAGAGACCTTCCGATGCGTTGGGGGACACTAATTTCAGAGGATGAGAGATTGCAGAAGACTGCATACTTACAGTCAACAAGGTTTGCATTCTCATTAAGGATATTCACTGCAGTGATGTGATTGATTATCTTTGCATTGAAATCTTTGTAGAGCTGGTCTGCATCTGCATTCTTAGAATGTATGCACCAGCGGCCAGCATACTCTGCTTGCTGGATGGTCTTGCAGAAGGTGATGGTACGATGCTTGTTGAGATGCTTAAGGATGTCACAAATGATGGGCAGCTTTATCTCTGCAAGATATTCCAGTCTCTTGCCACTATGGAAAAGCCATGACTGCTTCATGTTCTCATGACGTGTCTGCATATACTTCTGCTTCTCCCACTCAATGAGCTTGTTGTACTCAAGGAGTTTCTGCTTTTGTGTGCAGGAAAGGATGGCATGTACCTTCTGACGCTTGTATTTCCAGATATCCTTCAGCTCGCCATGAATGACTGGACCACTAGCACGGGCATTGATTTCCCATGTTTCTGTTGGCTGACGGTTGTCCAGGATGAGAGGAAAGAGAAGTATCTGAGGCTCTGGAAGGATATTATCCTCGATTGCTTCTGTAATGTCACAAGAGACTATCTGGGCATGATACCTGTAGCGGAAGAGCTGTTTGAGTTTCTTAGGGATAGTAGCAGAAAGGCCAATGAAATAGTTGAACCTGACATGCTTAAGACAGTCAAGCCTTATATCAGAGCCTATATGATGAACTTCATCTGCTATGATTACATCGAAGAAGGAGTCAGTGCATTTATGAAGAGACTCATAGCACTCCATGCGGATGCTGGCATTAATGCCTCCCCACTTCTCTATCTCCTCCTTCCATGTCTGCTTATGGACACGCTTGGCTACTAGTATCAGGATATTTATTTCTTTCTTGTCCTTGTACCGCTGACTATTGGTAAGGTAGTTAGACATCTTCAGAGACAGAGCGGTTTTTCCAAATCCCGTTGGTAGTTCTAGCAAAATACAATTGCTGTTTTTCAGAGAATGTATGCATTCTTCTAAAATGTTCTCTCTCGTCATATTTATTTTTTATAAATTTGTCATATTTACGCTGTAAAAAGATTGTAGCATTATTGTATAGTAATTCTCCAAATTTAGCAGATTTTTCAGAAGCAATGCTTATGGAATAGGTGTTAGAATTTGGCCTTCTTTTATCTTTATGGAAAATATGTGTTAATATATTTGGAAAGAACTGTTTTACTCCTTCCAAAAACTCTTTAGTACCTATTATTTCAAAAATTGCATAACCTGAACTATTGTTTCTTACACATCCATCTCCATCAACATAGCCCCTGATAAAATGAATAATTAAATCTTCAGAAGCAAATAAAGATTTATCTGGAAAAGTGAGAATTAATGATTTGTTGGGAATACAACCTTTAGAAATGAGAGTGCTATGGAAATGCTTATCTACCATAGTTAGCCTACAGCGTGAAAACTTTTTTCCACAACATTTGGCATTTCCCATTCTTACTTCATTTTTATTTTTTAGAAAGGAACGAAATTTTTCAAGGTGCTCTTTGTCATCTCCCTTTAATCCTAATTCTACAGTTTTTCCATCACTAGAAACATACCCATCAGCATACATAAAACCGAGCCAATAAGCTTTTTCTTCTGTATCAATTGTGTCAAAGACGGTATTATCAAATTTTAATTCATTGTGGTAATTAGGGAGATTTAATCCCAATTTTCTAAGCCATCTGTGAACACATGTATAGTCAACCTTTAACTCTTTAGCTATTTGATTACCCGTCATTTGCTTATTAACACATTCTACTAACTTTTCTCTGTAAGTAATGTTTTCTCCAGGAAACAAACTATTAAACAACCATTTACCCATATTGCACACATTTTAAAAATTATGTACAAAATTAGGTATAATGGTTATAAATAGCTACAGGCTTAGATAGATGTTAAGTCTTTCTAAACCCGTTGCTAATTTTTTCCTGTTCCTGTAGCCAGCTCCATTAAGAGGCAGTTTCCAGAGGAGATGCTCTGGACACACTGGCTGTAGATTTCTTTACGGGTCATTTTAAAATAAAAAGTTAGGAATACCAGATTTCTGGATAGGTGGAGGCATCAAGCTGCTGGTTCATGGGCTTCTAATGATGATAACCATGCATCAGCTTCCATCTCCTGGAGGGCTGTCTCTACATCCTCTGGAATGAAATTGATGGATGCCAATGCCTCTTCCTCACACTCATTATCCATAAGAGAGGACAGCTCGTAGGAGCAGTCACGGAGGGCATCTTTGTAGGCCTGAGGCAAATCAGGCTGCTGAAGTCTCCCCTCCCATTGGGAGAGAAGACCTGTGAGTTGACTAAAGTAGATCATACTATGCTTCTTACAAGACGTACAAACCGCTGCCAGATGTTACGGGTGATGGAAATGCCCATACCATTCTTTCTGTTGCGGGAGAAATGAACTGGTGAGATAGTACCAAAGGCAAGTACCTCTGGACGCTTAGAGAGGGATGTATACCAATGAGCTGCCACTGCCTTAGGTGAGCGGTCAATCTCTTCAGACACAATAAGGAAACACTTGTGAAGGTTTTGAGGGAAAGCCTTAACCTGACGCAGCAGTCTTTCATCTTCCTGCTGTGTCCACTTACGATTTCTAGACATGTGATAATTTTAAAAAATGGTTAATATGTGAATGATGGCTGCACTACAGCCATATACTAAACACTCAAAAGAAAACCTCCCATGTTTCACAACAGGGGAGGCTAGGAATACAAACGAATTTAGTAAAATAAAAACACAATTAACTTAAATCTATTATGACAACTTACCTTGCGGTAGTACCCCCAGCAGGAATCGAACCTGCATCTAATCTTTAGGAGAGATTTGTTCTATCCATTGAACTATGAGGGCTCAAAACCCCTTCTATCTTCACAGACTAAAGGAGTAAAAAGCCTTTATTATGACCAAACTAATTCAATACAAAGGTAACACTTTACCTTAGATACTCATACATTATTAATAAAATAGTTAGGTTTTATTCTACTTGCCACAATAAACTGTCTCTTACCTCCATCATGAGCTTTCTCATACGCTCTTGGCAGAAATGGCAGTTGCCTTTGTGAACTATTACGCACCCATAAAAGTTTTCGTTGCGTATATACTCACAGCTATCAATGATGACTATATCATAGCCATCTACACTATTAGTGGATTTATTGCACCCCGTCATCATCAATGCTGCGAGTGCCAGTAATACTAGTTTTTTCATTGTTGTTTATTCTTTTTATAATATCAAATATTCCTTGTCTGTAAATAGAAGCTAGACTTCTTGTATTAGAGAGCGGCTGAGAGCAGAAATCTGCCACCATTTCGTCTGGGTCTATACAACGCAACACATCAGCCCTGCCTTTCTCATATTCCATACGCAAGGCTTCTTTCATTGCTTTAATGGGGTCGGTTGAAGCGACCTCATCTTTTACTTCAAGGGTGTCGAGGAAAGAAAGAATATCTTTCAAGCATACTAAATAGCCGCTATGATGTTCTTTAATTCTTTTCTCTATCTCCGCCAATAAAGCGTCTTTGTCTATATATTGTGCCATAACTATAATGTTTCTCCAGTTGCTATAATTTTACAATACTTTCCGAATGCCCCTTCACCCTCATAATAAATGGTAAAACCAACCAAATTATCTTCTTCATCGTACTGAGGATACATATAAAACTCCCCTTTTGGTGGATAATTCATTTTTTTCATACCTTACTCTCCTTTTATATAGTCTTTAAAGTCCTTAATTACACTATCTATTATAATTGGCATAGTATAGTTATCATCCCATTTCTCTTTTATCCATTCACAAGCCTTCTCAATAAAGGCGTCAGCAGGAACATATGTTACAAAGTTTTCAATACCTCCTTCATCCTCTATTCCTTGAACAAAATCATATTGATAACCACATACAACATCTCCTGTACTATATTTGGTATCTTTGTGTAACCAAATCTTATCTGGCATTTGACTCATAGTTCAGTCCTCTTTTTTAACAATATCAAGCACTTCCTTATAGGCTTCTACTCTATATTTGCCCTCCGATGATTGGATGGGGCTGTATGACTTTATCAGCTTTTCTATCTCCGATTTTAAGTCCACCTCTTTCACTTCAACAGCATCTAATTTTACTTCTTCTGGTTTCATCTTAATATTTTCTTTAAGATTATATACACCCCAAGCAGCAAAATGTAAACAAAGTCTCTCTAAAATAGGTTTGGCAACATTAGCAAAACTAATACCGTGAATTGTTTGCCACATCGTATGAAATTCATTTTTGAATTTTGCTTTTACTTCACCTTTAAGTTCAATAGGAATGCGCTTTTTGTTAATTCTATTAACTGTTCCTTCGGCAACTTCTTTTTCAAGCCCTTGTAGTTCTTCATTTATCTCTTTCACTTCAAGGGTGTCGAGGAAAGACTCTAACTTAGAAAGAGCATTGTACTCTCCTTGTGCCTCTGCCGAATAGAAATTCATGTGTTCATCCATTGTACAGAGTTGCAGTTTCTCTATCTCCGCCATTACAGTGGATTTATTTATATACTGTGCCATAACTCTATTCTGTTAGTTTCTTTAAATCATTATACAATTCAATTAATACTTGTCCTTGTCCTGCATAGGATATATTTCCAGTAAGATTTAAGTCGTGCAATGCTCTCATTTGTTCATCGCTCGGCTTCCATCCTATTCTTTCTTTAAGGGATTTGAGCCAATCATACAGCTTTTCTTTCAGTGAATCCGTATATATAATAGAATCTATTATTTCAGACTTTTTTATTATATTCATAAGTACCTTAATAGTATTCTCATCCTCTTCACTCCAAGCAGGCTTGTCATACAGTGCTTCCTTAGCTTCCGCTGATACCATTCTTTGAGATATTTTCTTCAACTCTTTCTTCTCGGCATCCCATTCATAACCTGCATCAGTCATCGCTTTAAGCAGAGTATCACGTTGGGATTCGGTGGCTGGGTAACAGCTATTTGCAGTTTCCCAAGCGTGTTTACCATCACTAATTTCTTTACTACCATTTTTGCATAATGAGAAATGATAATATGCAGAATTATCTTTTAATTTCGCAAATATAAACAAAGAACCATCAGATGCTACAAGTACATCACCATCCTTGGCATCTTGGATGGTCCATTTTCTAAATAATTTTCCTTCCCATTCAAAAGGTATTTGTACTTCCCTTCCGTCAAAAGAAATTATATAAAGTCCATCAAGAATTCTTACAATAATGCCGACCCTATTTTTATTGTCAATAATACAATCACCTACCTTAAACTTTGGCCCAATCTTATCAGCAAATTTCTGCATGTCTTCAATTCTTTCCTTTAGAGAAAGCATATAATCCACATTAGGATTTTCATTATAAACATATTTGAGTCTGTCATAAATCCATTGAAAGAACTCTGGATTTGTGGTTATATAACCGTGTTTCATAGATTCAGCCTTATCAGAATTTTTTTCCTCGCCTTGCTTTTCAAGCCAAGCAAGAACATCACTTTTTGATACATCGTAACTACTCCATAATTCGTTATCTGAGTCATATACCATCCCAAAAATTGCTTTCTCCACCTTCTCATCCTCACTCTTTTTGAGTTCGGGGAAGAATGCCTCTGCTTCCATCTGTTGTTCATGACTTAACTCTGAGTAGATACTTTCTATCCACTTCTGAGCCTCGTTGTATTTCTTTTCGTATATGTCCATAATTATTACTTTTTTAATTGCTTTAATATTGATACAATTCCTTCTGTTGCAAAGCTAGCAAAAGTAGAAACAAACGTCTCATCTTGGCTTAAACCCCCTCTACCCATAGTATCAAGGATAGCGTGAGTACACTCATGAATGTAGGTATTAAACATTGAACTCTCTGTCTGTATAGACCCGTCTACATTTGTAGCAATCTTGATATAGCCGTTATAGCAGCAGCATTTGCCAAGTTTTCCACCCAGTTCTTCACATATTTGGGTTTTTAGAATTTGACCTCCTATTTGTATTTCTTTGGGTAGTTCCATAGTCATTCACTTTTACACTTATTTTCTGAATAGTAATCATACACAATAACATTAGGATAATGTTCCTTTATATGTTTTATTGCATCACAGTCATTTGTAAAAAGGTGTGGCGGAGCAAAACTTGGAGTACCCCACCAATGGATAAAAAATAGGACCGTATGTCTTTGTTCAATTCTATACAATAGAGGATAAAATGCCATTGAGCCTTCCTTACTCAAATCATTTTTGATAATTCTAAATACTTTTCTCATAATACTTTTACCATTTATTATCATATTTATCTGCACTTAAAAGACCTCTTGCTGCATCAAGATGCTTATAAACATCAGACCAAAGTGAATTATAGTGTGTATCATTCTTTACTGTTTGTGCAACAGTTTTTTCACAAAGCATATTAATTGCTTTATATATATCATTCCATAATTCTTGTGTTTCATATTTCTCTGATTCAAGTTCTAATTCTTCAACTTTGTAGTAATCCCGTCCATCAAGAGAAAAGAAACTAATAGGTATGCCAATGGCGTTGGTTCCGTGAACTTTAACATCTACAATCTTACCTGTTGCTTTCACTTTTGCTTTCATAATCACAATAGTTTTTGTTCATGAAGTTTAATAATCATTTCGTAACAAGCATCAACAGGGTTATCTGCGTAGCAGTCATATATATCACTGTTAACAGAGCCTATTGCATACCTTTCTTTAATGTCGCCTTGGTAGTCATTGATGGCGAGCGCAAGTTGTAGGTTACTTGGCAGTGCATTAAGCATAGCTGTGAGTGACCAGCAAGGAACCATATATCCATTTCTATAAGAGAAAAGATTTTCTTTAATTGCAATGTCTAAACCAACATTTATTTCCCAATTTTTTATAATCATTTTCTCTCGCATTCCTCCTGTTACTGCACAGTAAGTCATATCAGCACTTTCAATCGGAAGTATCTCTGCCAGCTTGCGGCTTTGTTCTAGCGATGTATATGATTTCATTTCTTTTCCTTTTTAAGTTGCTCAATAAGCGCATCTGCATATTTCATTGCTCTTGCGATAATGTTTATTTTCTCTTCGCTATTATCATAAACCAAATTAGGATTTGCTGAAAGACCTTGCAGAGCAGCAATTGCAGCCTGATTTCTCAATGAATTGTAGGCTCCATTATAGCCAGTCTGCACACCTTCTCTGTATGCAAACCACGCACCTTCCTCAGATTTAAAAGTGCTAAGTATTTCTTCTTTTGTTGCCATAATCTATTTCTCCATTGCTTTACGAAAATGTTGTTCAAAGTCATTTGGAAGATTTAATTGATGGTTTATGTATTTGTATGCCTTATCAATCATTTCCTCCCTTGCAATCTCAACTGCTCTGAGTGCTTGCTCAGGTGTCAGCCAAGGATGGTAGTCTATTACAGGGTTTTGCATATCGTCATATCCTTGGATGACATTGCTACAACCTCTTGTGTATTCTTTGATAAACTCTTCTGGTGTCATAGCTTATTCCTCCATACACATATTGAACAATCCTTACTGTCTTTCTCACAATAAAAGCAGTCATTGACAGTATTTGCACGTATATCTTCTAAATTCCTATTTAATTTCATAACTACTTATTCTTCCCAATTAAAACATACAAAAAATTCCCAAGCGAGGATATATAAACTAATACTAAGGAACTTATTACAATAGCCTACACCAATGGTGGGCAGCAAAACAAATTCATATTCTTTTATGTTTATATAAAGCCTTTGAAATCCAAAATTTACTTTCATATCTTATTTATCCATCTATTTAATAGTTCCTCTAGTTCCTCTTTAGAAAAAGATTTATTAATTTGTTCAGCTTCCACACCAGCTAGAAAAGCTTGTTCTTCCATTCCTTTAATTGTTTCAAGGGAATGGAGTGCTTGCCACTGGGCACCTGCTTCAAAAGCACATTCTATCTCATACTCATCATTGTAAGTAGGATAGTCAGGATTTCTAAGTTGTTCTTTAGCATAACCTGCTGCTGCTTCTTCCAAGTCCTCGCTTACAGACTCTTCTTGCAGGTTGTCGATGTATTCTAAGAGCTCTTTATATGCTTCACATCTATACTTGGCTTCAGCAGAACTACCTAAGTGCCATTCCTTAATTAGGTTTTCCAGTTTGGATTTGATTGTTTGTATTTGGTTCATATTAATGGTTTGTTGCTAAGTTATTAATAATAAAAAGAAAAAAGAAAGGCAGGACTAGTGTCCCACCTTCCTCACATATCTAGAACAGGTCGAAGAAACCTTTACTGCCATCACCTAAGATAATGGCAATGAAGGCTATGACCATGATGAATGCAAAGAATATGGAGAGGAGATACTCAACTCTCTCATCATTGTAGCTATTTCTTGACATGGCTTTGGGCTTTAAGATAGTTACTTGTGATTTCGCTGATAGGATTGTCTAATTCATGATGGAAGGCAATGAATGTCTTCCCAAGGGACTCAAGCTCTTGCTTAATATCCCTTACTGCTTGTTGTTTTGCTGTCATAATATGAAGATTTAAAGTGTGGATATATAGGTCAAAAATAAAAAAGCTTGGAGGTGGGAGGAGAAAGTACTTACTACTTCTCCCTCCACACTCCTTGCTCTTCAACTTAACCCTTTAAATAATAACTTTCAAGAAAAACCTGCCTATCTTCACAGACTGGCAGGGCAAACAATTAAAATGCAAAATGAAAACTATTTTCCTTAACAGGAACTGAGTGGTGAGTGGACCCTACAGGGCTTGAACCTGTGACCTTCTGATACATTACCAATGAGATTTAATACCACCACATTTTCTGGAACAACAAGGATTAGGATGAGTACTTAAGTTTTTTGGGTCAAATATGAATTCTTTACCACATACAGGGCAGATTCTTATTATCATTTCCTTATGTTTATGATCTTTTAATCTATTATAAGTACCAGAGATAACCTGAAGATTTTCTATTCTATCATCCATTTTGTCTCCATTAATGTGGTCAACATGGTCACTTTTAGGCACATCACAGCAATAATAACTTGTATATAAGTATTTAGCATAAGACATGCTTGTTAGTGTTCCATCATTTCTTTTAAGAGTTGCTACTCTTCTGGGTTCTTTATTAGTATTGATATATACTGTACAGAATCCCTTTTTTGCATAATAATTTGATATTGTTTGTTTCATAGTAGTAGGGAGTAAGGGACTTGAACCCCCAACCTTGAATGTATAAGATTCCTGCGCTAACCAATTGCGCCAACTCCCCACTTGGTAATATATCAGCTTCTCTAACCAACTGAGATAAGGGTCCTGAATGCTATGTCAGCAAGTAGTGAAAAGTAACTATAAGCAATAGCAATAACCAAGACAAGAACCTGATGCAACAGACAAGAACTATATCTGCCTCCACAAATCAATGCTTCATAGGACAATGTAGAAGTATTGTCGCATCAGACAAGGCACACAAAGTACCTTTATATGGTTTAACTTGCTTAAATACTAAAAAGTAAAACTGATCACACTTGCTGTTCAGGAAAGTTTTGGTACAATAACCTCAGTCTTTCCTTACATAGCAGTGAAGACTATCTCTCCTTCTTACCCATCTGGGACACCTCATTGTAGATGTCTTTGAGGGAGTCGGGGATAATAATCTTCAGGGATTGTGCCTTGATAATCTGCTCGTCCTTATAAGCCTTTATCTTGGCCAGCAAGAGGTTCATCTGATTGGTATAGACGGACATCTCATGCTCATATTTAAGGTTGGCATTACGCTCAGCCTCCTGTACTTTTGTCTCTACCTCATGCATGAGAGCATTCAGCTGTGCCTGATACTCACGGTGCTTCTGCTGTAGCCTGAAATAGACAGCATCTACATCATCAGTAGTGACATTGGGGGTACGGGTATATACCACCATGTCACGGCCCTCACCTTGAGTAATGACAGGCTTGTCAATAATATCCTGAAGAGAGAGTCTCTCTTGAGAGAACTTACCATCAACATGGATATACTGGCCTATCTCTGCACATAGGGTGTTGAGCTGGTAGATGGTGTTACGTTGCTTAATGTTATAGGTAGCAATAACATCATCAGTATCAGGAGTATCCTCACGTACTGGACGTATAGGAAGTTCTAAGTCTAGAGCCTTAGCACAATCTTCTTCTGAGAGATTGTTAGCCTCTTTGATAAGACGGTCTTTGGCCTTAATAGCTTCCCTGAGCCATGCTATAAGGGATTTCAGCTTAGCCACATTCATCAAAGCATCTTCTACTTGAGAGAGCTCTTCAAGAGTGTTTCCTATGGAGAGAATCTTAGAGGTTCCTCCACTGAGAAGGGACATATCAGAGCGATAGAATTGTATGTTATTCAATGCTCTATCTAGTAACCTGTAGGCTTCTTTAGCCAGGTTGCAAATGTAGTTGGCAGAGGTGGTAGTTAAACCTACCTCGCCAAAAAAGATATTGTCTTTGTTCATATAGTGAGTGGATTATGATTTCTATTTTAGAAGCTCGAAAGGATAGTAACCAGACAGCCAATCCATGGTCTTCTGGTTACATACGAGTCTGTCTCTATAGTTCCATATAGTATTAAGGAGACACTGATATGGTTTAGCTGTATCACAGTGTATGTAGATAACTTTCCTGAGGTAGGTTATCTTAATACCGTGATTGGTATAATAGTGTAACATTCCTTTAAGCACAGAGACTTCCCATGGCTTAAGGTTGATGAGTTTTACTGTGTGTAGCATTGCATTTACCTTAATAACAGAAAAAAGAATAGCCAATGGAGGACACGAAGTGTCCCCTCAAAGGCTATATCTTTAAATAGTATGATTAGATTTCTACACGGTAGATATCTGCATCACCCTCACGGCTCAATGTGAGCAGCTTGGCTTTGCTGAGGTCTACATCATCTCCAATGCCCAATGTAGAATTGGTAGACAGTGGGATGAATGTCTGACCACCAGACTTCATCAAGAAACATACGGAGTTTCCATACTGTGAGTCCACTACATGAGCCGACTGAACAGCACCAATCTCATCAGCTGTGAAATTACGAGAAGCTGACACACCCCATTTACCTGCATAAACACGAAGAGAACTGAAAATGTTCATCTAATTCACCAATGCCCTTTGGATTTGTTTTGGTATCTGGCACACCTGTTGAATGATAATGTTGAATGTTGAATGTTATAGTTTGGTTGGGGTGAATAATTATAACTCAGTCCGCCAACCAAAGGCAAAGGAGGAGTGATTAGCGAGTCTAATGAGAGAGAAGATATAAGATATAAGGTATAGGTAATAGAGGTAGAAGGTAGAAGATAGTGGTATAAGATATATTCAATGTATGAAAAAATTGTGGATTGTGCAAGTTTTTTGAGGTAAAATTGCTTAAAAGAGTTTTAAAGTAGGTTGTTTTTTGCTGTGATTTTCTCCCATGAGGGGTTATGGGTAGAGTATGTAGAAGCAGTAAGAAATGATATTGCAGAAATGGTATAAAGTGTTTTTTGGACAATTGTTAAAGTGAGGTTAGAAGAGGGAGGTGTTATTTTAGCTCCCATTTGTCAACTATGTGCCTGATTATCAGTTAATTACGACAAGATAATTAACACTTGTGTTAGCACATAATTAATTGCTTCTCCCTCATCTCTCCCCCTCATGCCTTGCACTTACAGCATAGGCTATAAGAGAAGAGGAAGGTAAGAAGATGTAGGAGAGAATAATGATGAGATAAAATCATTGCACCTGCCTTAGGGGGAAAATATAGCATTGAAGCTTATATATGCAAGATGTTGCAGACAAACCCATGGGGAAGGGCATAAAAAGATAGGGCTTCTTTCTCTTTTATTTATTTTCTCTTTCTTCTTTCTTTTATGTTACTTTTCTTTCTTCTTCCTCTTTTCTTTTTTTTCTCTTTCTTTGCATTGCACCTGCCTCCTCCCTTAAAAAAGAATAGCCAAGGGAAGGATTCCCCCTGGCTTATTCTCCTATACATCTATCAGATAGATACTCTATAGATGTCTGCATCTCCATCCCTTGAAAGGGTTAAGAGAGATGCCTTGGTAAGGTCTACAGTCTCCCCAATACCCAGATTGCTATTCTGGTCTAGGGGAATATATGTTTGCCCACCACTCTTCATGAAGAAGCAAACACTGTTGCCATACTGACTGTCAACTACAGTTGCAGAAGCTACTGCATTGATTTCATCAGTTGTAAACTTGCGGCTGTTAGACACTGACCACTTACCTGCATACACTCTCAAAGCTGAAAAGATATTCATGACTTTTAATTTTAAAGGGTTAAACAATAACTTTGGCCACCTTGACCAGTTGCATAGAAGGAGTGTTTAGCGTGTCTATTAGCTTGCATCTGCCATAAAAATATTGCTCCTGCCTGGTGTCTCTAAAAAAGAATGGCTACAGGCATTAAGCCCATAGCCACTACTGTAAGGAAGAGGATTAAATCCTCACCCTATAGATATCATCATCTCCTGGTCTGGAGAGTGTGAGCAGTGTAGCCTTAGAGAGGTCTACAACCTCACCAACAGAGGCTGTACTGTTCTGATCAAGAGGTATATAGGTCTGTCCTCCAGACTTCATTACAAAGCACAGAGACAGTCCATACTCAGACTCCTTCACATAGTTGGAGGCCACAGCTGCAATCTCATCAGCAGTGAAAGCACGGCTATTAGATACACTCCACTTACCAGCATAGATACGAAGACTTGCAAAAATATTCATACACTCAAAACCCACTTACAACTTGGCATAGCTCAGGCTAGCCAAGAGCCTTAAAGGGTACTGGCTTTTGTTATTTAAAGGGTTAGATTTGTGTTATTTCATGATATAGATGGAGGTATTAATAGATAAGTTCAGACACTCTATAAACTTTTTCTGTACTATCTTTAACATCCTCATCATAGAATTTATTATCTCCTCTTCTTCCAATCATTCCAACTTCAATCCACTTAAAGCCTTTAAACTGTGTTCCAACAGGAACAGTTAAGGCAGACCAGAGAGGAATGTAACATTCACGACCATCATCTACAGTACACTTAATAGATAAGCCATACTGACTTTCTATAACAGTTCCTGCAATCATTTCTGTGCCTTTTTTGCCAGTTGGCACCCACTTGGCATCATAATACACTAAACTACTAAATATCTTCATAGCTGTTTATTTAAAGGGTTAATTATTAAATTCTTGACACACAAGGACCAATGAACCACTGAGATTTCATCTTTCCACTAAGTCCATCAATCTCTTTAAATTCTTTCAGAGTATAGAATCTTCTGAAGTGAAAATTCCTAGTACTAAGAGCCTTAATCTTCCTTTCAGACTCATCAACTTTAATCCAACCAAGTATAGGACCATCAATATAATTCTTGATAGCTTTCTTCTTCCTGGCAGGAATAGTAACCTCAATGACATATCTGCCATTAGGTAGGTGAGCTTTTACCTCACACTGTTTGCAATGAATAAACATAATTACTTATAAGCTTTAGGGTTAATTTGCTTACCAATCTCAGGCATATACTGCTTGTACTCTTTGCCTGTCTTCTTAGAAACTCTCTTGATGAAGGCTTTGCCACCAGAGGAAAGGTACACAGGATAGACTGTGCCCTTAGAGTCAGTGTAGGTGTATTGTGTCTTAGTCTCCTTACCTCCAGACTTTCCACCTTTGTTACTCACTTGAGTGAAAGTATTTCCACTCTTAACAACACTCTGAGCCTGAACTCCTACATTCAGACTGAACAGCATGATGGCTGCAATGATAATTTTCTTCATAGCTCTTAGCAATTTTTATTAAATTCATCAAACAAGTTGTCACAAGAAAAAGCCAGACATACACCCTTGAAAGTATCAGTGATGTCTTCTATACTGTTATTATTCTCTGCAAAATAGAATGTTCCATACTGTGTCTTGTAAAAGCCAAAACCAGTAGCATTAGGATACAATCTCTTCAGTTCTTTATATACTTTGTTCTTCATTTTATTCTGAAGGTTCCACACTAGAGCAGCCTACAAGCTTTGGTTATTAATACTCATCTTCTAGTTTTATTCTGCCTGTATTGAGCAGACATTCAATAGCAGCTTGACACTTGTCAGCTGTCTCACAGAAGTTCTCAATGAGGTCAGCAACCTCACCAATAGTAGCATTATCACTCCAGTCAACTTCTGGCTGGTCATCTACAGCAAGATCCTCTTTAGTCTTGCAGAATGAATAACTCAGGAAGCATGTACTGTTCTTCGACACTTCCAATATCTCACGGAAATCTGCCATAACTTTATTTGTTTAATCAAACTTTAAGATAAAATCTGTATGCTTAGGAGTCATTAGTATAATATTTTTACCTCTAACAGCAAAATCTATTTTACTAGAGTCATATCCTTTGTAGGTAGCATCTCCAAGTAAAATATCCAGCATAAATCTTTCAACAATTTTGATTTTTTCACCAGAAGAGTATCCGACCTGATTAAAGTCGGATACAGAATCAAAATGTAGAGAAGTGTTATTTGTAAGCAACAATGTGGGCTGTATACTATCTCTATAGAACCAATACCACTCATGCCAAGCATCCGCATTATTTATAGCATTTGTATAAACAGTTGGAGAATCTGGTACTAGTATATCATTTTTCAGCTTAAGAAAGAAAGCATACACAAAACCATCCTCCTCATTGAAAAAGTTTCTTCTGGCTTCATGGTAAGCTTCTTTTAGTTCTAAATACTTCTCTTTTGTTGCCATAATTGTTTAATGTTTAGTTGTGAAATCCTCTTTACACAAAGCTTTTGTATAGTTATCATTGGTCCATTTTATTCCACCTTCAAAGGATGCCATTAACCATAGTGTACTTGGTAAATCCTCATCTGTAGGTCCTTGAGTATCAAAGACATTGACAGTCCACTTCTTATGCTCCTTTGAAATTTGCATAGCAGTTTTCTCTGCTTCAACCTGAGTACTAAAGTACTCCTTATACACTGGGGCTGCTTTAATTGTGTGGCCCCATCTGTCCCTTTTATCATCAGGACCATACTCAATCATGTACTTCATACTTTTAGTTTTTAATTTTCCAATATCTGTTTCCTCTAGCAAACCTGTAATTGTCTGCCATTTTCCAAGAAGGGAAGCTACCTATGTAGCCCCCTTCAGAATCATAGAGTTTATACATGAAGATTACAGTTAAGATAGAGTTGAGTGCAATATTCATTATAGAATAGCCATCTCTCATCAGAGTTAAGCTCATACATCTCATAGAATGGATATACTAATGATACCCAAGACTCTCTCTTACCACTTATAATAGGTAGGTTACCATACTTATCTGCAAGCTCATGTGCAATCCTTGTTATTTGCTTCTCCCTATTAGCCCTATAATTATCAGCTTCATCAGGCCATTCAAACTCAGGATACTGCTGTGCATAGCATTCCTCAATCTCTTCTTGTTTCTGAAGATGTGCATAGTACTCATTCTCTTCCTCCTCCTTCTGCCTCCAGTATTCTTCCATAGCATCATACTCTGGGTTGAACTTTACATAGTCCACATCATAGAACTTTCTGACTTCAGAAGAAGAGTGAGAGGTTTTCCATACAGAGAAAGCAGCGTAAGCCCTCTCAATAGTAGAGAAAGGGCAGCAAACATACTCCCCATCCTCAATATATTGAGAGATAGAGTGTGTAGACCATCTTGCTATAAAATCAGCAAACTCAGTCCATTCAGAATTCTTGATTTCCATAATTTATTTCTTTAAAGGGTCAAACACTGTATTCTTCCACATCTCTTTCTTAAGCTCCCAGTAGGCTCTATAGCCTTCTGAGAGTGTAGACGGTTGGTTCTTAACTGGAGTACCAGTTCTCTGAGACCAGTACTCCAAAGCTTTCTTAATGTTCATATCTGTTTTGTTTAAAGGATTGTTATTTAAATTCTTTGTTGGGAGTAAACTTGTAGTGGCAAGCCCCATCGTGATAATCCCAACCCATGTGAAAATCCCACATTTGTATTCCATCATAGTACCCATTCTTTAATTTCCATCCAGCCTTGAAGACTCCTTGATTTTCTCTAAACAAGTTAGTAAGTTTAATCTTAAAGTCCATAAGACCATTCCCTTCAAGGCAGTGTATCTTAGTATATACTTCTCCTGGAGTATGAACATCTCCTACATTGAGAGTCATCCCTTCAGGAAAGTCATAGCAAAGAGATGAGAGAAAACTTACTTTATTTGGGCATCTTGTATTTTCTCCATAAAGAGCACAAATACCTATTGGAGTAGGAAGAAAGAACTTAGGGGCATTGCCACAAACTGAATATAATTTCTTTGCAGCTTCAGAATACAGCACTTTATTTCTTTTAATGGAGTTTTTACCCCACCTGCATTTTCTTCTGATGGGCAAGTAAGCAACCCATACTGAGAAAACTTTCATTCTACCATCATCCTTTACAAGCTTAAAGGATATTACATAATCTTCACTTTTCATAATTCAAATATTTAAAGGGTTATTATTTAAGGAGCAGGAGTTTCCTACTCCCCTGTATAGAGTTTAGATATGCAGATTGATATTTTCCTTGAAACACATGTTCATAGCATCGAAGATGGTGAAATAGTAGGTGTGCTTAAAATCTACTCCCGACCAATAGCTAGGATGGATGTGATAGGTAACAATGCTCTTTCTTCCATCAACAGAATATCTATTACCAGCAATTCTACAATAGTTATTCTTTCTGTCCCAAATGACTGAGTAGCCATACTTAGGAAGATAATACTCCACCATTAGGAGACCAGTTTTAGTTAACTCATACTTACAGAAGACCTTATCTCCAGTCTCTGCATTTCTTGCAATGTACTTTTTCATCTTGCTTTGATTTTTAATTGTTTACTGTTTATTGAAGGGAAGGAGGCTTTCTCCTCCCCTTGATGAGAGATTAGTAAGTCCTTTCCCAGCACTTAAACTGAGCTGACTTAACAGTTCTGTAAGGCATGGCAATCCATTTACCAAATACCTTAACCATAACTAGCTCATCAGGCTGTGGCTCCTTAGGAGTAACACTAACAGCCATTAGAGCCGTGTGCAACTCACTGCCCACAAATTCCTTATGGGCAAGTTCTAAACAGACCTTCCTAGCCTTCAGCTTGGATACATCAGAAGAACCTACAAGGCCCCTCTTGATTTTAATTCTTTGTCTCATTGTTGCGGATTTTTGAGTTAAACACAATAGTTTCATCAATGAGAGCAATCATTCCAGCTCCCAAAAACAGAGTTGTCAGGACACCATAGATGTTGTCAATGAACAGTGAGATAATAGCCGTTGCTAAACCTCCAGATACCAGAACAGCTCCCCTGAGGAGAGCTGTCTGAATTTTAGAGTTTGTAATCTTTTTCATAATAGTCCTATAATTAAGAATATCTGTATTGGGAAGTATGCCATACAGAAGATAGCAATATCAGTAACCCATTCTTTCTTACACTCCATAGTGAATAACGGAGCTAACATAGAGATAGCAACAATAGAGAGCAGTATACAACCTACAATCTCCCTATTGTAAGAGCGTAACACACTGGCAGCAGGAACTGCAATACCTAACATTAAGGCTGTACCAACTATAGCAAGCCCTAAAATCTTCATAAATTCTTTCATATTAGAAACTGTATTTAAGTGAATAAATGGTTTCCTCATAAGCCTCCTGCATCTCAGCAAGGTAATCCTGATAGTGTTCCCATTCCCACTCTTTAGAAGGAATATCATACATATTACAAGCATCCTCAAAGGAATGTCCCAATCTCATCCAAGATTCAATCTTAGTCCTATATGTAAGTGCCCAATGTTCAAGCACTTCATCATTCAGAGTCTGATAATCAGATACAAACAGCCTCATCCAAATCTTATCAGCATCCCAGAGTGCAATAGAAAGCAGGGAATCTTCAGGGTCATCTACTATTCCACAGCAGTCAGCACCAACTGCTATGTCATTGTTCACCATCCTCTGGATAGCTTCCAGAGCTGTTGTTGCTGGCATGTCATTCCAGCCAAGTTTCTTGACAATGAGAGTTATGGCTCTCAGTTCTTGTTTGTTCATTTGCTTTTGTTTGATTATTGTTCTTGACAGTTGTCTCAATTGCTGAGACTGTGTAATCTTTGCTAAACTAACAGCTAGATTCTGTTAGTCTGCAGAGACCCAGGGGGGATGAACCCCAACTGTCAAAGACAGGGGGAGGTGTGATATGTTATCTCACGTCTTTATACATACTGCTCATTTTTCAAAGAAAACAGCCTTTTCCCGTTTATGTACATACTCTGCATCTTCATAAAAATCTCCCTCACACAGTGGTAATTTCTTAACCCTACAGTACCAAAAAATAAAGGAGAGAAACTTCACAGCCTCTCTCCCTCACATTATTAACCGCATGAAAAAACTAAAAACTAAACACCTCCGCCTTTTACACAATTATTAAAGAAATCTTCTCACCTCTCTTTAATGCTGGTTGGATATAATTATCTACCAACTTATAATAGTAGTTTGTTGATTGAAGTACTTTACCTTTTTCTAGGTTTCTTCCTGGGAATATACATCCAAGACTTTCCTCAGCTATATTACCTGGATGGATTCTTACTCCAGAGAACCCCTTAACATCATTGATATGAACTACCATACCATTATACTTCTTGGCCCAAGGTCTTGAAGCAAACTTAGGGGAATATGTCATAGTGACTTCATATGTACCTGTTGGTATGGCTGTTCTTCCATAGATTTTCTTGGCTTCTATCTCATAGGATTTCATGGCATCTGTAAGACCTCTGTCCTTATCCTCCAGAGTCTCAGAAAATCTTGTACCATTAATATACATGACTCCTATAGTGTAGTCATCTTTCTTCCACTTTCTCTCTATTCTAATGATCATAGTTGCTCTTGACTTGTTTTGGAGTTATAGCTGTTACCAAAGAATTTAATCAACTGCATCTGCAGATCAGCCACTTGCTGCCTTAACACCTCATTTTCTTTCTGAAGTGCTTCTATCTTTTTGTTCTGGGCAGAAATAGTATTGCTGTTGTATTCTATAGTAGCCTCCATCCTTTTCTTTTGAGAATCGAGAGTTTCCTCCATCATTTTCTTATAGACATCAAACGAGTCACTCATGTTTTTAATTTGCTGGGAATCTACTTCAGTATTATACTTCCTCTTCGTTAGTATGAAAGTCACAATACTGGACACTGTAGTACAGAACAGTCCTGTTAGTGTTATAATTACTTCTGAAGCCATAATTCTATGTTTTAATCATTTAACCTAAAGTCTCTTAACCCTTACAAAGGTACTGGTTTTTTATATTCTGCTTTTTTGACTAAAGAAATGTCTGAGGGAGAATATAGAAATATCTTATTAAAAGGATTATTTAGGTGCTTTCAGAGGCCAGTAATTTACCTTACCTTTGCAACAAAGTATCTAGATATGAATAAATGGTTGATTTTAGCTGTTATCAGCTTGGGAATTGCTTTATTTGCATCTATGAAACAAAGCATCAGTGCAAATAAAAAATGGGAAATAGCTATGGCTAATGTAAAAGCCTATAGCAAGATGTTGAGCGAAGAGGAAGGTAAGAGTGCAGCTTATCAGTTGACTATAGATCAGCTGAAGTATTATCAGGATTCTATACTCAAGAAACTGAATGACACAAGGAAAGAACTGGGTATTAAAGACAAAAGGCTCGAAGCTATGCAGTATGTAGCTTCCAGCTTTGTAAAAGCAGACACTATTGTTTATAGGGATACTATCTTCAGAGAGCCTTCATATGCCATGGATACACTTCTTGGAGATGAATGGTATAAAATAGAACTAGGCTTGAAGTACCCTTCAACAGTAACTGTTAAGCCTGAGTTCAAGAGTGAGAAGCATATAGTAGTCTCTACCAAGAAGGAGACTGTCAATCCTCCTAAGAAATTCTTCCTCTTCAGATGGTTCCAAAAGAAGCATTTAGTGCTTAAAGTGGATGTTGTAGAGAAGAATCCTTATGTAGATGGAGAAACTAGCAGATACGTAGAAATCTTGAGATAGATGTTTGTTTTCATATAGATGTTTGTTTTCATTTGGTACTCCCTTGTCTGTGAAGATATGGGAGTTTTTATATTTCTACCTTATATACTGCATCCACCACTGTTTCATCTAGGAGTTTTGCATACACCTTTTCTGTTATTCTGGTAGAGGAGTGCCCACATCATGTGTCATGAATATGTAATGAATGAGCATCAAAAGACAAGATGAGGGCCCATGGAAAGGCCCTAGAGAGAGAGTGTGTAATGACCCTTGGGAGAGATGGATGATTTCTTCAGGAGACAAAGATAGTAAAAAAGAGGGAGATAAAGGTACGGGATTAAGGTTAAAAAGTATTAAAATGAGGAAGATGATTAGGAAGTTTAAAGAAAATTGTTTAACTTTGTAGCACATTTACAATGATACATAAACCATTGAAAGACAGGCAGTAAATAAATGTAGTTGAAGTAAAGGTTTAAGCGGATTTGTTAGATAATCATCTATTGAATAACCTAAATAGCATCAGATATGATATCAAAGAAAGAACAGAAGCAGTGGCAGGCAGAGGATGATGCCCGTACCATGGCCAATTACCAAGAGATACTTGGTGACAAGAGCAGGCTGAACAGGGCTATCAAGGTAGCTCAGCAGCAGGCAAGGGACTTGAATAAGAGGGCAGCAGCCATGCAGAGTGTTGCCAAGACCAAATCAGCAGGGAGAAAGAAATGATAGGTAAGGTAGATGATTATGACAGCCTTCCCATGATGACAGTCATGCAGGCACAGTCTTTGAGGAAGCTGGTGGATATGGTCAATGACGAGAATATCCAGAAGGATGACATTGTAGAGCTTTTCCATGATGAGGAGGGCTTTATCCTTATATATTATAAATAAGGTATAGGAGGGAGTGAGATGTCTGGTCGGAACAAAGTGAGTGAATATGACTCAGAGCCAGTGGTCTTCTGTGCGAGATGCTACTCCTTGAAGATAAAATATGAAGAGGCCATAGATGCTGAGTGCTGCATGGATTGCGGCTGTTCAGATGTCCGTGAGGCCAGTATAGAGGAATGGGAGAAGCTGTATGAGCATAGGTATGGCAAGAAATATGTTGTCAGAAGTAATGACCCCAGGAAGACCCCTATCTTCAAGATGCCTCTTACAAAGCTGAAGATGTATGTCTATGATCATCCCTCTCTAGATTATATTATTCACCGCCTCTACCCTCGGTTCCCCAAGGGACTCAGCAAGGCAGACAGTGTGATATTGCTATTTTCCAGTTTGATACGTGACAACAGATTAGATGAATTAAGATTATTACTCATAAAATTACAAGACAATGGAAGAGAAGAAGTTAAACAGTAGTGCTACTATGAAGTCTATTAAAGGTAAGAAAGAGGAAGCTCAGGAACCTCAGAAGCTGACTTATGAGCAGCTGAACAGTGCCTGTATGGAGCTTTACCAGCAGAATCAGAAGCTGATTAAGCAGGTACAGCAGCTGAACATGCAGAATGCTTTTACCCGTCTGGATTACCTGTTTAAGGTTTTGGAGAATGCTCATGTCATCAAGGACTCCGAGTTTGTGGGTCTCTGTGTGGATGAGATTAAGGAGGCCATGATAGTGCCCAAGGAAGAGGCAGCAGCCTCTAAGGAGGGATAGTATGGAGCGTACAGCTGCACAAGGTGAGGGCAGGAAGTTACCCAAGCCTAATAATATTGTCACTGTTCCCACCTCTTTGGATACAGACTTCTTCAAGTGGTGGTGTACTTTCCTCCGTCCTTTCATCAACTTGACCAACAGGGAGGTGGATGTGGTAGCCAGTTTCCTGCGTCAGAGGTGGGAGCTTTCAAAAAGTATCTCAGACCCAGCTTTGCTGGACACTATGGTGATGGATGAGAGTACCAAGTACAAGGTGATAGAGGAATGCAATATCACCCAGCAGCATCTGTATGTGGTGATGAGCAACCTTAGGAAGCACCAGATTATCATCAATAATGTGATTAATCCAAGGCTGATACCCAACATCAGACAGGATGATAATGGTACTTTCCAGCTGTTGATACTCTTTAAGGACATCAAGCCCACTGCTACATGACCTATCGTGAGATTATCTCCAGGGTAGCTGAAGAGACAGGACTGCCAAAGAAGTTTGTGGACAGGGTGTATAAGTGTTATTGGAAGGCTATCAGGGCCCATATCACTTCCCTACCCCTTAAGGAAGACCTGACAGATGAGGAGTTCCTAAAGCTCCAGCCCAATGTGAACATACCCAGCATAGGCAAGCTTTATGTTACCCTGGAGAGATACCACAACATGAAGAAGTCATATCAGATTAATTTAGAAAAATACGGTAATTATGCTAAAGATAAGAAAGATTAAACCTTTGTTCACCACAGTGATTACCACAGGTGACAAGTTTGAGAAGGACATGACAGACCAAGGTCTGATTATAGCCAAGCAGGGAGACCTTAAGCTATGGCAGAAAGTAGTAGCCATAGGTTCTTCTGTAAGAGATATCAAGGTAGGGGACATGGTGATGATCAAGCCAGAGAACTATGCCAGAAAGAAATACAGTAAGGACTCTCTTCAGAATGACATGGATAACAATCCTGTTATCTCCTATGACTTCAAGTGGGTAACACTGGAGGAAGAGGAAGGCTGCCCTGAGGAATGCCTTGTATTGAATGACAGAGATATAGAATATGTATTTGAGGGAGAGGAGAAGGAAGAGGCACCTTTGATTATGCCTCAGAAGAAGACTATTATTTGTTGAAGTCATTGTTGAATAGTTGAATTAAAGATTGTTTTTGGGAGAAGCCTGAGCCTTCGGGCTTGGGCTTTTTAAATTTAAGGAGTTGCTGCACTACAGCAACATACAGGACCAAAAAGTGTAATATTATGGAGATGGAACCAGTACTTTTAACTTTCGATAAGCCTTGGGATTACCAGCCCTTCAGTTATAAGCTAAAAGTAAAGAAAGACTTAGGAGAGTGTGTAGAAGAAGTAGAAGATGACAAAGGTAATTTAGTCAAATCTTTAGTACATAAATATAAAGTAGAGATATGCGGTTGATAGCAGTTGAGAATTATGAGTTACAGGTTGCTCCAGAGGCTTTGCTGATAAGACCTATTAGGAGGCTATGGAATGCTGACAGAAGCCAGAGAAAGGAGAGCTTTTATCAGCAGATGAGTTATCTTTTCTTTATGGTAGACCCAAGGAGTTCATACTCCTATATGCTCGATTATGAGGAGAGGAGCAAGGCTATTATAGAGCAGGAAGGATTGCCTGAGGATTTTAAGCCCTCAGAACATCTGATAGAGGCCATGAGGATATACAAGGAACATACAATTACACCTTCTCAGAAGCTGCTTACATCAGCTCTGAAGGCTGCAAATACAGTGAGTGAGTTCTTGGAGAACCCGAACATTTTAAAGGAAGAGGATGATAAGCATAGGCCTAAATACCAGGTTTCTACCATTACAGCTGCTTTAAAGAATGTGGAAGGTATAGTCACTACCTTACAGAATCTTCAGAAGAAAGTTGAGCAGGAGTTAGAAGATGATGGAAAAGCCCGTGGTAGTCAGGAACTTACTATTGGTGATTTGATGTCTTAACAATATGAAGTTTATTAAGTTTGTAGACTTGAAGATGTACCATGCTCAGGTGGTATTTCTTGTAGGAGTTACTGCCTATGATTTTGATATGCTGTACTATGATAACAATAGGAAGATTACAGATGATGAGCGTAAGGAGTTTATAGGTGAGATTACTGATGAGCATGGCTGTAATGGGCTAACATGTCTGTTGGACTCTGGAGATGTGTTGGTGTATATTAGGCATGCAGAATATGGAGGAGATGTGGCTCATGAGATATACCATGCTGCTAATAAGGTGTTAGTGCAAAGAGGTTTTGAGGCTGTGGATGAGGAAGCATGGGCCTATCTAATTGGGTATTTGACAGATGAGTACTATGATGCCCTCAGGGATGAGATGGAGAAGATGGAGAGGAAGGATAAGAAAGATGATTAGGAGTTTGGAGGAATAAGATTATTTGCTTATTTTTGCAGGAAAAATGTTGTGGTATGAAACTATGGGATGACCTGTCAATGAGGGAGAAGGCTGAGATGATGAGGGTTGCTGTGAGCAATGGCATCACTACTTTGCCTGAGATTAAGCAGGCTTATAATGAGTTTGCCGAGGGTGGAGCTATGCCAGAGACACAGCCTGCTGAGAATGATGGCTGGAGTATGGAGGATGAGGCTAAATATAGAGAGTGGAGAAGCAAGCTTCCTTTCAACCTTAGGAATACTAATGATAATGACTATGATATGAGGGAGGCTTACAAGGCTGGCATGCAGCCCACTCTGGAAAATGATGGCTTTTATCATCTGGGTTCCAGAAATCCAAAGACAGGGCGAATATTAAAGGCTCCTCACCATCCTACCTATCTTAAGGCTATTAACACTGATGCCAGGATGGGATACTACCCAAGGACAGAAAAAGGTATTACTTATACTGACACTTGGAGGGGTAACCTCTTTGGTGATGGTGGATATAAGCCCTCTGAAAGAATTAAACAAAGGATTGCCCATTATGAAGGGAAGGCTATAACTGGTGCTACTGACCCTCTGAGTGGCAAGTGGGCTAAGAATAACAGTTTTGAGAGTGAGGCAAAGAATTTCTACAATGCCCTCCCACGAGATATTAGGGAGCAAGTGCTAAGTAATCCTGAATTAGCAGATAGTCTATACAGTTTTTCTTATAATGTAGGAGCTGGCAGGTTTAAGGAGAGAGTAGTTCCTGCTCTAAGAAACTACTACAATGGTAAAGGCACAGTACAAGATATTGAAAACTCCATGTGGGCATCTGGAGACAGTAAACTAAGAGGTCTTCAGAGAAGAAGAGCAGAGGAAAGGAAAGGTGTTAGGAATGCTTTGATTGGAGATGTTCCCTATCTCCCCTCTGACACTCCCTCCTATCCCACCATATATGATATGCCTCAATATATCCCTGCTCAGCCTCAGGCTTTTTCTGCTCCTTTAACAAGTTATCAGCCTGTGATGCTTCCTGATGAGCAGCAGCCTATTGTGAGGGAGGCTATGGCCTACGATCCAAAGGAAATAGAGAGGCAAGAGAGGCAGAGAGGACTGAATAACTTTATGACTCTGATGAGTATGGCTAGTCCTCAGGAAAATGGCAACCCCTATCTTGATACCATAGGTATGTTGGCAGGAAATCAATTTAAGAAGGGTGGCAAGATTTACATCAAACCAAATAACAGGGGTAAGTTTACAAAACTTAAGGAAAGAACGGGGCATTCTGCCACATGGTTTAAGGAGCATGGTACTCCTGCACAGAAAAAGATGGCCATCTTTGAACTGAATGCAAGGCATTGGAAGCATGGTCTTGGAGGTAATTTATTTGATGGTACATCCCAACCATCACAGCAAATGGACAGGCCCAATATATTCAGGTATGATGATGGCAGGTATGTTTATCAGGCTGCTCCTGATGCTGAAGAGATAGAAGTATCACCTATTAACACTCTCCTTCCCAATCCCTCACAATGGACTTATCAGGATGCTTCAGGAAAGATATATACACCACATGCTACTCAGGTAGATACTGGCAGTATTATCCAGGATGAGGAAAGGAATCCCTTAGTAAGGGCAGCTAATAACTATATGAGAGAGGCTGCCTATAGAGCTAAGGATGGTACTTTAGCTTTACAAGGTAAATATACTATGCCTGCTATAGCTGCTAGTGCCTTATTGCCTGTTGCTGGAGAGGCTGCTTATCCTATACTGACAAATCCTTATGTAGATGCAGGTATTGCTTCAGCTTCTGCTGGACATGGATTGAATCATACTATCAATGAAGGTATTGATGGCTTGGGAGATGCTGCTATGACAGCTTTGGAGCTAGTTCCTTTGGGGAGGTTGGCTAAGCCTGTGTATGAAGGAGTAGTACAGCCAGGAATGAAACTGTTTAATTCCCCATTAACAGGTAACTGGACTAAAATTGGAAATAGGGAGTACAGGTTGAGCCCTAATAGTCTTGGTGCCAATGGAAGTCCTTTGGAGTCAAGAGCTGTTGCCCCACAGATTACAGCAGAAAATGCTGCTAACATGACTCCTGAACAATTGGATGTTGCTTATAAAGCAGCGGTTGAGTCAGGAAATAGACCAGAAGCACTAAGATTATTAGAACAAGCTTATTTAAGAAGTGGTATTCCACGAACAGATATAACAGTGACTCCAGAGGGACATGCTGTCGGATGGTATCATGGTAGTGAGTGGGGAAACCATACAATTTTTGACAGTAGTGCTATGAATGCTACTATTGGTGGAGCATCTGCTCATGGGAAAGTAAAGGGCAATTTCTTAACTACAGATGTTCCTTCTGCCATGCGGTATGCTGGAAGTAGTAGATACTCAAGTGCTAATGTTCCAGAATATACATCTCCCCAAACATTCAGTGAAAAAGTAAAAAATTTATTTGGAATATATAAACCAAGAAGATTATACCCTGCTGAAAGAGTTGGAGATTATGCCCCTAAGCCAGAAAGACTGTTTGATACTAAGGGTAAACCTGCCTTGGATCATATAGATAAGGTAGATAATGTAGTGTATCCTCTATATGTGAATCCTGGAAAAGATGTGATGAGACTTGATTTCCAAGGAAAGCCTTGGAGTCAAAGCCCTGTAGACTTTCCTAATAATTTTTATTTAAAAAGACATATAAGAGATGATGTCGCCAAGACATATAGGGATGAAATTGTACCATACAAAGACTATGAGACGGCTTACAAAGCTTGGATAGAAGATCCAATAAACATAAGACACGGTAGTACTTCCTTAGATGGAATGTATTTTGATGATGGAATACGTAGTATTGAGGGATTTAATTCAGCCCCAAGATATGAAACGGTGAGATTAATGGAGGAACGAGTACCTAATACTACCAATGGTGCTGTACAAACAGCAGCAAAAGAAGGAAAAACCTCTGTTTTAATGCGCAATGTTATTGATTCTAATGGAGGCCCAGAGGGTATTCACTATGCTATAGATGACTTTGTAACACTTAAACCAAATCAACAAAAATTGGCAGATATAACTTATGATGATAATGGGAATCTAATACCATTATCACAAAGGTTCAACTGGTATAATAGTGATATTAGATATGGATTACTTCCATTCTTAGGATTAGGAACAGCAGGAACACTATATGGAAAGCAGGAGTAACATCCTGCTTTTTCTTAGTGATTTAGTTAGGTGTTTGCCTTGTTGCATAGGTAGTGGTATCTTTGCATTGGGATAATGGTTTACCCGTGATGGGATGGGCATTGTCTTGTTGTGTTTTGTATTATAGTTAATTTTTGATTTCGATTTTTTAGGTGACAGTGGGCATGTTTTTTTAAGCGGATTTTTTCACATGCCCACTTTTTCTTTGCCTTTAAGGTTACTGTACAGGTGAAATTAAGGAGAGATAAGGGGAATTGTTAGGTGTTTTGTGTGAGTGTGTTTCTATTGTATTTTTGCATGAAAAAGATAAAAAGATTGTTTCATGGCATATAATGCAATAGGAGGGTTTCCTCCTCAACAACTATCTTTTAGCAGGAAGAATAAGGTGTGGCGCCGTAAATGTGTAGATTTCGGTGATGATCACAGCCTTCTTCACTATCACTTGACAAGGAAATCAGTCTTTGCCATGAAGATAAACTATGACCTGCTGAATGGTAAGCTTCACATGCCAGACCTCCGTAAGTTATTGAATCCCTATGATTTGGATGCTTCTTTTATTCCAGATAACATACAGCATTACTCAGTGATTAATGCCAAGCTTGGAGTGCTTCGAGGCGAGGAGAGTGACAGGCTGTTTGACTTCAGGGTAATAGTAACTAATCCCCTTGCAGTATCAGAGGTAGAGGAGACCAAGAATCAGGAGGTAAATGCCAGACTGCAGCAATTGATAGCAGACACCTCTCAGAGTGAGGAGGATTTCAACCGAGAGCTGGAGAAGTTGTCAGACTATTTCCAGTATGAGTATCAGGATAAGAGGGAGATAAGGGCTAACATGCTGCTTCAGCACTATATGAAGGAGCAGGATGTGGAGCAGCTGTTCAACAAGGGGTTCATTGATGCCTATACAGTTGGAGAGGAAGCCTATCAGTGCGATATTGTAGGAGGAGAGCCTGTAATAGAGAAGATAGACCCCATGAAGATGCGGGTTATCAGAAGTGGCTACTCTAACAAGATAGAGGATGCAGACATGATTATCCTTGAGGACTATTGGAGTCCTGGCAAGGTAGTGGATGTATTCTGGGACCAGTTGAGCAAGAAAGACATAGAGGCCATAGAGAATGCTCCAGACAACCTAGGCAGCAGCTATGCAGACAGCATGGACAATATAGACCCGAGATATGGTTTTGTGCCTAACTGGACATTGGACTGGACAGCAGGAGATAGCTTGATTAATCCTATGGAGCTGTTTGACCATCATCTTGACAGCTCTCTCCTACCCTATGACATGAATGGTAATGTGAGGGTACTGAGGGTATACTGGAAGTCAAGGAGGAAAATCAAGAAAGTGAAGAGTTATGACCCAGAGACAGGAGAAGAGCAGTTTAACTTTTACCCTGAGACCTACCACTGTGACCCTATGAAGGGAGAGGAGGAGCAGGCATTCTGGGTTAATGAGGCATGGGAAGGCACTAAGATTGGAGAAGATATCTATGTGAACATGAGACCCAGGCCTGTGCAGTATAACAGGCTGAGCAGTCCTTCCAGATGTCACTTTGGTATCATAGGAAGCATCTACAATATCAATGGAGATGAGCCTTACAGTCTGGTAGATATCATGAAGCCCTATGCTTATCTGTATGATGTCATCCATGACAGGCTGAATAAGACCCTTGCCAAGAATCTGGGTAAGATAGTCAGGATGGACTTTGCCAAGGTGCCTAAGGGTTGGGATGTAGACAAGTGGATGTACTATATCCAAGTAAACAATATTGCAGCAGAGGACAGCTTCAAGGAGGGAGATATAGGCAGGAGCACTGGAGTCATGGCAGGAGCTATGAACAATGCTACCAATGGAGTGATAGATGCCTCCTTAGGCAATGAGATACAGCAGTATATCAGTCTGCTGGAATGGATTAGCACTAAGATAGGAGAGCTATCAGGTATCAGCAGGCAAAGAGAGGGACAGATTAGTAATAGGGAGACTGTGGGAGGAGTAGAGAGAGCTACCCTTCAGAGTTCTCATATTACCAAGTGGCTGTTCTTTATCCATGACAGTGTAAAGAAGAGAGCCTTAGAGTGTTTCCTTGAGACAGCTAAGATAGCCTTGAAAGGCAGGAAGAAGAAGTTTGAGTATATCCTTTCCAATGGAGCCAGAACCATCACGGAGATAGATGGTGATGAGTTTGCAGAATGTGACTATGGTCTGGTGGTAGACAACAGCAATGGTACACAGGAGCTTAACCAGAAACTTGAAATGCTTGCTCAGGCAGCTTTGCAGAACCAGCTGCTTGATTTCTCTACCATCATGAAGCTCTATACTACAGTATCTACCTCAGAGAAACAGAGGATGGTAGAAGCTAATGAGCGCAGGGCAAGAGACATGCAGCAGCAACAGCAGCAAGAGCAGATGCAGATACAGCAGCAGCAGATACAGATGCAGGCACAGTTAGAACAGCAGAAACAGCAGATGGAGTATCAGATGCATCAGGAGGACAATGAGACCAAGCTGCTTGTTGCACAGATTAATAGTCAGGCTGAAGCACAGAGGTTTGCCATGATGAACCATGATAATGATGAGGCTAATACTCTTGAGAGGGAGAAACTTGCAGAGAATGCCCGTCAATTCAATGAGAAGCTGGCTTTAGACAGGCAGAAGCAGAAAGATGATGCAAGGTTGAAGGAAAAACAGATTAACAAGACAGCAGCTAAGAAGTCATGAAACAGAAGGCAATATATGAGATAGGAATGCTGGAGCAGAATCTCCAAGAGAGGTTGCTAAAGAATTATTTTCTAGCCTCCAACAGAGCCAAGTGGGGTCATGTGTCGAGTGATTGTTTTTGGGCTCATCAAGCTATGGCAGGGATACTGATGGAAGCATTACCTATGTCCCGTTATGTCAGTCCTAAGATGTATGATGCATTGTATAATATCTATTTAAAATTGAGTGTGAAGTAATGGAAAGTTCAAAGTGCTTTAAGACAACTACTATAGACCAGTGCCTTGAGGAGATATCTCCTGAGGTTATCTATATGCTGATACCTGCTGAGTGGGCCTGTATTTACCAGAAGTTGCTGGTAGCCATAGCAGAGTTTGGAGAACAGATGTTGGCAGAGTGCAGTGCCTCCTGTAAGTCAAGTAACAGGAGCCTTATTAACTGCTGGTATATGTTTGCCTCGGCAGTAGCAGCCCATCAGTTAGGTAAGGACAAGCTGGCAGATACTTTGATAAAGTATATCAAAGGCCAGCTGAAGATTATCTATAAGAACAACCACTGTGCGGAGTTTGACAGTATGGTTCCCCTGCCTATCAGCTGTGATGGTAAGCTTAGGGCATTCATAGGCTGTGACAATGAGACTAAGTTCTATGTGGATCTGGAAACAGGCAAGCTGTATGAGCAGTATCTGGAGGAAGAAGGGTCGAAGGAAGACTTTGAAGTAAGTGACAATCAATTAAATTACACTAAATAGTATGGGAAAGAATTGTAACCAGCAGCTAGAGCCTTCAGGAGTAATACTGGGTAAGTCAACCCGAGTATTAGGAAAGGTAGTACTGACTCCAGAGGGTTCATATGATGCCACAAGGGACTATGACTATCTGTGCCTTGTATATGATGAGTTTACCAAGTCATCTTTTATCTCGAAGAAGCAGGTTCCAGCAGGTACTCCATTGAGCAATGATGAGTACTGGCAGCCTATCAATAACAACAGTGAGGTCAGTACTTTCAGTACCCAGCTGATAAGCTTGAATAATATAGGCTCTCCTAGCAGGGATAGTATTCTGGTGTGGGATACAACTAATAACACCTTTGAGTGGGTGGATAAGCCTTATAGCAAGGCAGAGGTAGACAATAAGTTTGATGATGTGCAGTCTACTTTGGATTTTGATTCTACCCCTACAGCAGGAAGCCTCAATCCTGTAACATCGGATGGTATCAAGAGGTATGTGGACGCGCATCAGCCAGATTTAAGCGGAAAACAAGATGTGATTTCTGACCTTGCCGCTATCAGAAGCGGAGCGGCTTTAGGGACAACTGCAGTACAGACTGAGACTGACCCGACCGTTCCTGCTTGGGCAAAGACAAGCACTAAGCCAAGCTACACAGCACAAGAGGTTGGCGCATTGCCTGCTGATACTCAGTTTATGAACATCAATGGTGCTAATGTTAAGAGCAACAACAGTATTAATGTTTACACTCAAACAGCTGCTGACAGCAGGTTTGCCTCTAAGACGGAGCTTAGTGGTTATGCTACAGAAACTTATGTGAATAATGCCCTTGTCAATGTGGTGTATGCTGGTGAGGATGTAGGTAGTGCCAACTCAGAAGGTGACGGTGAAGGTAGTGGAGATGTGACCCCATCGGGAGATTATGTTACTACTTCTGATTTTAATGCGGCAATGCTTACAAAGGCTAATGATAATGCTGTAGTACATAAGACAGGTTCTGAGACTATTAGTGGTGAAAAGAATTTCAATGACAGAATACTACTTCACTCTACTATAGCTAGAGAACAAGAGCCTGTAGAGGGGGAAGAACAAACAAATACCACTGAAGATACAGTATTATCTGGAAGCTACATTTATCACCAAGGGCATGCTGACTTTAGTTGGATTACAACCAGTGTAGATGAAGAAGTAGATGTAGATGATAGTATCAGTCTGCAGAGTGCTCTTGATAAAAAAGTAAGCACTTCCAGCAATAGGCTTCTTCCTGCAGTCACTTCTGCTAATAATAATAAGATACTGAAAGTAGTTAATGGTACATGGACACTAGCTGATGACGCTACTAGTGCTGGAGGAAGTGGAGTTGATTCTACAGCTGTGCATCAGACAGGAAATGAGACTGTAGATGGTGTAAAGAGACTAATAGGAACTTTGGCTGTAGAAGATGGTAGAGGTGGCCAGATTAGTTGTACAGACTTAGATAATTTTGATTGGATTGTAGTAAGAGGAGGTACTACTCTACAAAGTGTTCTTACTGCAATGACAAATAGAATAGCAGCTCTTGAGACTAAGTTAGCTAGTATATACTCTTATGATTCTAGTACAAATACTCTAACAATCAATGACCCTAATGGCAACTCTTGATGGCTAAGATTGATAACTTGAAATATGGCAGTAATACTGTAGATTATCTGCAGTTTGACAGCAATGAGGTAAATACCTTGGTGTTGCCAAATGGGGATTATTGGGAGAAGGAGACTTTGGCTCCCAGTTTTGAGTTGAGCATCTATGGAGTAGATACTGATGGTAACTTTTTTATAGATAAGAGTTTTACAGCATCTGGTGTTAAACCTGCAGAAACTTCTAATCTTAAAGTATGTCTTAGTAGTCCTTCATCTATTGTATTACATATTAAAGGAGAAAATTATGGTGATGCTTTAGTATCGAGTTATTACTCTGCTAATGGTTATACTGACACAGGTTTGGGGATACATTCTACTGGAGACCATTATCAAACTTGGAAGTGGGCTTCTATTGATAATAAAATGATTGTATTCAATAGAGCAAATGGTTTGGGGAACTGGCAAGGTGGCTATTCTAACGAGAACTATGTCTATCCTGGATTTATGTACTCTAAAAAGGACGGGCTAACATTAGAGTCTGATGGTGAATACCATGTTTCAAACTCTAGTAATCCAAGTTTGGCAGGAGATTATTATTTGAAGATATATACTACAATTAATGAGAATGTCATTAATCTGGTAAGACCCTACATGTCAATGAAAGTAGTCAGAGTGCCTTCTGCAGGGTATTCTAGTCAGGCTAAATTTATGACATTCCCCTATACTTTTGATTCTCCAACATATATAGATGATCCCTATTTTCTGCTGCTTAAACAGGGAACTTCTGGTATAACATATACAGATTTTTCTTCAACAAGCATTAGTAATTCAGAGCTATCATTAAGAGCGGTTAAAGATGGAACTTTGGACTACCATATCAACTATACTATTGAACCCAATAATACAGATAGTTTAAGGGAGTGGTCAATTCTTTCTGTATATGGAGATGAAAATCTTTCCAATATTACCAGTAATCTATCATATAATCAGAAGAAGGTAATCATAAACTACCTGAATGATGGAGCAAGGTATTTGTACCCTTGCTGTATGCTACATTTTATTCAGGAAACTCCAGCTCTTAATAGAGTGTATTATGGACTATCTTTCCAGCATAATTACAGCAATTTTGATGACATTTATAATAATACTTTGTCTACAAATGCTTCTTATAATACCTTTTTTGAGACTTGCAGTAGTAAGATAATAACAGCCAGAGACCCTCATATTACTCTTGAAATAGGTTATAACAGAGAATATATGGCATGGGCTAATGATGCTGAGTACTATCCAGATTTAACTTCTCTTACATATACACAAGTATCTGATAATTATATATGGGGGGATAAGAGCTATACCATTATTCAGATTAATGGAAACAGTTTTAATCGTATTACTCGTACTAAGATTAATTTTAATAGGAGGACTGCTTCATGAGATTTGCTAATAACTATACTCTTGCTGGAGCTACAGCTCTGATGTACAACATCACACTGTCTGATTACTTTACAGGAGGCAATAATAGTCATGATAACCTGCCTATCAAAAGTACCTACTCTGGGATGACAGATATTGGCTTGCGTTATAAGAAATCTACAGAGTCAGATTTTATCTATGTATCGGTAAAAAATACTAAGGCAGGAAATATTACCAGTACTAACTGTATCAATAATGGTAGTGGTGAGCATAAAACAGCTTCTGGAAGTGAGACTATAGCAGATTCTAATATGGGAAGTAACTATGTCTGCATCAGATATACTCCTTATAAGGGACACATTTATCCTTGTAAAGTAATGATTATGGGACTAGATGTAAATACTTCCTATGACATTGAGGGATATTATAAACTGGGAGGTGATCCTATAGGATTTCATTCCCAGACTATTTCCACATTAGCTACTTCCGCAAACATGTCTTATCCAACATTAATTTGGGGTTCTGAGGTTCCTGCTGATGTAAAAGCAAGCTTAGAGCAGAAGTTTACAAATGCTGTAAATGCTACTGTTGACTGCATTAATATGTGGCATGCTACATCTGTATCCTTTTCTCCGAGTGTAAGATATGAAAATAGTACTAGCAGTGCTAATGATGCTTATTCAATGAATGCGGGCTATAACAACCCTGTATCTGGCTTAACAGCAGAGACAAAGACAGAAAACAGTTGGCGAAGCACCCTTGTTCATGAGTTGGCCCATAACCAGATTCCAGTTAACTTGAATATTCCTGATAAGCTGGTTAAGTTTATGGAGTTTGCTACTGATATAGAAGGGGCAGAATGGAAATGGATGGGTAATGTATCTGGAATTCATAACTATCCAGTTATCAGTAGTGCAGAATATACTTTTATTGAGGACTGTTTGGTAGTAGCTGCTTGTCAGCTAATGTAAAATAACAATTAAAAACTAGAATATTATGGAAGGAATTTTAAAAGGACATTTGGTATGGATATTCGGAGCTATATTTATGGCTTTTATCCTTTGCTTTATGACGAGGAATATGCCTAATGAGACAGCAGCTGGATGGTTTGTCACTGTGTTTGGTTGTCTATTCGCTGGGGTACTTCAGGGCTGGCATCATGCTAAGTATGAAACTGAGAGCTATGATTGGTTTAATGTAGGTCTGGCTTCTGTGATTTTCATCTTTGCTGGTGTTATAAGGGCTTTTGCAGAGTTTTAACTGATGCTGCAAAACAGCATCTTACAATAAAAAGATTAAAAAATATAAAAAGTATGAGAAGAATACGAGATATACTGTTCCAGCATGAGAAACTCCACTATACAGGGTTTCTATGGGCAAAACCAGAGGGTGACTCTGCTAAGTTACTTATTTATAACAATGGAGAATGGGTAGACCTTATAGGAGGTGCAGATAATACTCCTGAGATTAATGCTCTTGAGGTTAAGGTTCAGGCATTAGAGGATTTTAAAATAGTGGTAGAGAACTACATGGATAATGAGGGTATATACTATGCCCAGTAATATTGAATAAAAAATAATAAAGCTATGAGAATAAAAGACATATTGTTTCAAGCATTAGCTCCCCGCTTTAAGGGAGTGTTGTGGGCAAAACCAGAAGGTGATGCAGTGAAGTTACTCATCAATCATAATGGTGAATGGAAAGAGCTTGCGGGAGGCTCAGGTAGTGGTACATCAGGTAGTAGTACAGGATGTGATTGTGCTTATCAGGTGGTAATTAAATTAGATAATGATGGTAATCCTACATTAATGAAAGGAGACTTTAATACTGCTTATAATAAATTAATAGTAGGGGAATATGTAGATGTTGCTGCTTATACTCTAAAGATAAAATCAAGTGGTGTTGTAACTATTCAGTCTGAATTATTAAAGAATATTGCATGTGGTGAACGAAATGATATGAAAGTCATTGAATTAATTTTTAAGGATAGGCCACGTTATTATTGGACTGAAAGTGAACTTGCTATAGAAGATCAAGGTACTGCTGACTATTAAACCTATGGAGTTTGCTACTAGTGTGCCAGGAGCAACATGGAAATGGATGGGAACCCATAACTACCCTATTATCAGCAGTAACCACTATACTTATATAGATGATTGTCTGGTAGCAGCAGCATGTCAACTGACAAGGAATTAAATAAAGTTTATTTAGATTAATAATTATAACTATGAGGAAGATATATGAGAAGATAGCTGACTGGCTGGCTGACTATGGGGTGGATAAGTATCTGCACCTGCTGGCTTGTCTGGTGATTACCTTTGTGGTGGCTGTGTTTGTGAGGACTACCTTTCATGATGATGGCTATATGAGTGCTGGCATTGGTGCTTGTGGAGCTATGATGGTAGGTTTCTTCAAAGAGTGGTGGGATAACCTCGCTACTGGGGACTTTGGGTGCAGTGACCTAGTGTTTGATGCAGTGGGATGCCTGATGGGAGCTGGAATGCTCTGTGTGTGGACTGCTGTGGTTTGAATGTAGTACTACTGTAGTACTACAGCTTTATACATGACAGAAAGATATTGAGACTTTATACTTGAGAGATATGATATTTGTAGGGACTGACTTGAAATTTGCCATTGATATTACTAGTGATGGCTTTGATATGACTAGGGATGACTGGACTGCTACAGTAGTATGTGGTAAGAGGAAGGTTGTCTGTCAGCCAGACAATGGTGCTTTTCAGGGAGAAGATGATAAGTGGTATATTACCTTCAACACTTCTGATCTTGGAGCTGGGGAGTATTTTCTTATTGTAGACATTGATGTACCTGACACTGATTTTTCTGATAACCTAAGGCATGAGGTAATCAAGCTCAGTAATCCAATTTTGAATGTAGAAAAAGTATGATAAAAGGAGTTTACACAGAGACTAGTGGCTGTATCACTGTAGGCATACAGGGCTTTAGTGATAGCTCAGCAAGCTGTGAGTGGATAGATAGTAACACTACAGTAGACACTAGCTGTGTAGATAATGCTTCTGTTATAGTAGATAGTATACCTTTTGATATCAATGTTGACATCAACTGTAAGAATGATGGCAGTGTTCACGGAACATTAGTAAGCTATAAGGTGGATGTATCAGTAGGACTTGTATGCACTGTATCTATTGGGCCTAATGGGGAACAGATGTGGTGGTGCAATGGTTATAAGGTATTATGGAATGATGGAGTACCAACATTATGGGTAAATTGATATGGCAACAAGAGGAATAGCAATACAGGATGTAAATAACATTCTTGACAGTAATGACATCAGGGGCACAGAGAAGATTCCTGTATCTTCAGGACAGAGTATCCCTCAGGTAGTAACCACACAGGAATTGAAAGAGTACATGAATCAAGGCATAGAAGCTGATGAGGAGTTGACTTTAGAGGAGATAGATGAATTGTTGAACTTTTAAACTGATATAAAAATGGGAAAATTTATAGGGCCAACTGGCTTAATTTATCTTTGGACAAAAATAAAGAAGTATGTAGGTGATACTATCACAGCATTGAATCTTGGGGATACCTATCAGGCAAAGGAGTCTGGTAAAGGACTATCTACTAATGACTACACCACAGCAGAAAAGAATAAGCTGAATGGTATTGCAGCAGGTGCAGAGGTGAATGTGCAGGCTAACTGGGCTGAGACAGATTCCTCTGAGGACAGCTTTATCAAGAATAAACCTAGTATTCCCAGCAAGACATCAGACCTGACTAATGACAGTGGGTTCATTACTTCAGCTGATGTGCCCGAAGGAGCTGCAGCCTCTAGTTCCACACCATTGATGGATGGAACAGCTAGTGTGGGCACAGAGACAGCATTTGCCAGAGGAGACCACAGGCATCCCACAGATACTTCAAGGCAGGCCGTGATTAGTGACCTTGCTGACATTAGGAGTGGAGCAGCAGCAGGAGCTACTGCCTACCAGAAACCTAGCACAGGCATTCCTGCCGCTGATTTGGCTAGTGCTGTGCAGACAAGCCTTGGAAAGGCTGATACAGCCCTCCAAAGCAGTGCTCTTGATAATTATGCACCAAAGGCCTCACCTGCTTTAACAGGTACTCCTACAGCACCTACAGCAACAGCAGGAACAAATACAACACAGATAGCCACTACAGCCTTTGTGACAGCTGCTGTGAGTGCTGCCTCTGCAGGCGTAGCTTCTTTCCAGGGAACTGTATCTGCTGCAAGTACAATCACAGGTACTGCTTATAAGAAAGGATGGTATTGGGTGGTAGGAACTGCTGGTACTTATGTTGGTCAGGTTTGTGAGGCAGGAGATATGATATTTGCTATTAAAGATAAAGGTTCTGCCTATGCTGCTAGTGACTTCTCTGTAGTCCAGAATAATATGGATATTCAGGAGATGACAACTGCTGAGATGGACACCGCCACCAACAACTGGACATAATATGAATGAGGAAGAGTTAGAAGAGTGGGCAAAAGAGAAAGCCGAGGTATGGGTTAGAAGGCTTAAAGACTTTTTAAGAAGAAACCCATATAAGATATTTGGATATGATGCCCTCACCTACATGATAGAAAAAGCCTTTAAGCAAGGCTATCATAAGGCTCTTGAAAATATAAATAAAAATAAGTGACTATGGGAATTTTCATTGGGCAACAAAGGCTAGGATACCTATGGGAGAAGATAAAAAGTATTTTTGCCACAAAGGCAGAGATTGCTGCTATCCCTACTGCAAGAATCTATATGGGTTCCTGCTCTACTGCTGCAGCTACAAATCCGAAGGTATGTGCTGTTGAGGATTTTCCTCTTGACACTGAGGGCAAGCCGCTTGTGGGTACGCTTATCTCCGTGAAGTTCTCTGCTACGAATACTTCGAAAAGCACCACCCCAGAACTTAACGTGAATGACACGGGAGCCATCAGGATTTGGTATAACAATGCTGTGCTGGCTACTGCGAAGAGTGCTTATGCAGGGTATGCCAACAGGTACATCAACTATATGTATGACGGCACATACTGGGTGTTCCTGGGGCATAGCACGGATAACAACACTACCTATTCAGCACTTACTCAGGCAAAGATAGATGCTGGAACGGAAACTACGGGAAGGCTTATCTCGGCAGACTTGCTGAGGGATAACTTCTATACGGAGAGTGAAGTGGATGGATTGCTTGGGAGTAAGGCTAACTCTAATGACTTAGCAACAGTGGCTACAAGTGGTAGCTATAATGATTTGGATGATACTCCTACTATTCCTATGGTGCCCACTAATGTGAGTGCCTTTAACAATGATGCAGGGTATATTACAAGTTATACTGAGAGTGACCCTACTGTTCCTTCTCATGTAAAAGGGATTACAACTACCGATATAAGTAATTGGAACGGTAAACAAGCTGCTATTGCAGATTTATCTGATATTAGGAATGGTGCAGCTTTAGGTGCTACGGCATTGCAAAGTTATACTGAAACTGACCCTACCGTACCAGCTTGGGCAAAGGCTGCTAATAAGCCATCTTATACTGCTGCTGAAGTAGGTGCTTTGCCTGATAGTACAACTATTCCTACAAAGGTATCTGATTTAACCAACGATAGTGGGTTTACAAGCAACACTGGTACTATTACAGGTATTACAATGAATGGTGTAAGTAAAGGTACATCAGGAGTTGTGAATCTCGGTACTGTGCTTACCGCACATCAAGATATTAGTGGGAAAGCTAACTCTACAGATGTGTATACCAAGGCGGAGACAGATACTATGCTGGAGGGGATGGTCATCTGTACTGATGATGACGGGAGTGCCACTACTGCCAGCTTTGATGCTCAGGCTGATACTGTATGGCACAAGGCACAAGTACTTTCTGCTGCCCAACAAGCACAAGCAAGAACAAACATTGGCGCTGGCACTGTTTCCTCTGTGACCGTCAATGGAACGACCTACACTCCTACTAATGGCGACGTAAACTTGGGGACTATCTCTGGAAGTGGAAGCGTCACTGTAGATACTGCTTTGAGTACAACATCTACTAACCCTGTGCAGAATAAAGTGATAGCAGCAGCTATTGGAGATATTGAAACACTTTTAGCATCAATTTGATATGAGTATAGCAAGCGAAATAACAAGACTTCAGCAAGCCAAGAATGATTTGGCTACGAGCATCACAAATAAAGGGGTGACTGTTTCTGCGGCTACTACCATTGACGGATATGCTGCTTTGGTTGACCAAATTCAAGGGGGTGGAGGCTCGCAGCCTTATAAGACAATAACCTTAGCAGACTCACATGAATCAGATTCTAAAGGGAATCCCAGTTATTGGGCAAATTATCTTGGATTACCTTTGTTAAGTGATTCTTCAGACAGAAATTTATATATTATTGTGTTCGAAGGCAATCAAGCAACAGCAAATTATAGAGTTGATTTTGCTCTCTACTTTAGGTATTCAAGTACAATAGGGTGTTTAAGTATTAGGAATAATAGAACTAATTATATGTCTCAATATGGTACATCCAGATCATTGTGGGCTTCAACAGGCACTGTATTAAAGGCTTATGAAATTCCTACAATTTAATATAAACATATAATAAAGAAAGAAGTAATAACTGTTTGGCAATAGCGGAACAGGCAACTTTACATTAGGAGCAGATGTAATTTGATAATGTTTAAAAATATAAAGATATGACACAGATAAAAATTAAAAAAGCGAGGATTTCCCCTAGTGGTGAGCAGTTCTTCCCGATTACTCACACGAAGGCTGTGGTAGATGACAATGGCTACACTGCTGAAAGCAGGCTGGGAGCCATGCAGGATGAGATTAACAACCTTCAGGAGGGGGTTGTGGTAGTTGGCGAGGGTGTGACCCCTGTACCAAGTGACTTGACTCCTACGGAGAACAGTAGCAACTGGGTGACTAGTGGTGGGGTGTACAATGCTATTCATTCTCTTGATAGCAGTGGTATTACTTATGACAAGAATGCTTCTGACATTACTGTTGAGGAAGCTCTTGACAAGCTTTATGACACAAAAGACGAATATGAGAATGGTGGTATAGAAATAGACCCTACAAGCGGTACAATTTATCAAAGAAGTATCTCTGGTACCACATGGGATACAGGTGGTAGTTATAGTTGTTTTATAAACATGAGTGAATATGCAGGACAAGAAGTATCAATCACTGGAAATGCTACTTATTGGATTTGTTATGCATTTACTTCATCTACAGTTAATGATAATAATGGTGCTCCAGTAGTTAGTATAGTTGCAGGAAGAGCAACGGTTGGAGTGCCTGCAAATACAGTTGTTACCGATATAGTTCCTGATGGAACAAGCTATCTCTGTCTTAGAAAAGGTAGTACATCAGATTCGACTGATTATTTACCAGCAAGTGTTGTAGTAAATGAAACCGAAATAGATCTAACTGGTGGTACTATTAAGAAGGCAAAAATAGTAGCACCAGCATGGACAACTGGAGGAAACAGAAGATGTTCAATCATACCTTTACCATACGGAGGTAGGACTATTGAAATTACTGCAAATGATACCCACCTATGTACTTATGCATTCTTTAAAGATGCTGCCACAACTGCAACTAATGGTAGTGCAGTTACTAATTTTGCAAAAAACAGTATGACCTCGTATATTGGTGCAGGTAGCACTGTTGTTAAAGAAATACCTGCTAATGCCACACATTTATATCTCTTTAGAGATTACTCTTCATCAACTACTGCTGTTGCTTATATGCCTAAGAAAGTATTTGTAAGAAACAATCTTAAGCTGACAGCAGATGATGTGAGGTATTCTGACTATTATAATAAAGACAGCAATGTGCAGACAGTGCTTAAGAGTGTTGATATGGATGTACGTGGTGTGGAAGTACTTGATAAATCTACATTTAGTACTTTAGGTACTGATATAATAAGTCCTGGGATATTATTATACAAAGGAGATACAGTCACAGTCAATGGTAAACCAAATGCTTCTGGCCATATGCCTATACTAAGATGGTACAATAACTATATTACAACTTTGGTTCCTTATTCAGCTTCAGTATCAGTATATACATATACTGCAACTGAAGACATGTATGTTAGACTGATTTCATATCCTAAAGCTACTTTTAAAATCTCTCGTGTAAATAAAAGGATTGACAATATAGAGAGGGCTTGCCATGATATTCCCAACAAAATGTATCTTACTGAAATGCTTGGTAATGCTAGAAAACCTGAATATGAAACAGTAACTGGTAGTTATATCGGTTTAGACTTAACAATTAAAACTACTGGGGGTTTCTATACAAGCCCTATTGCGTTAAGTGCTGGAGAAACCATACACTTGTATTGTGGCTATAATGGATGGTTGATAGAACATCTTGTGAAATCTGACTCAGAAGGAAATCTAATTTCTTCCGTTGGAAAAGCAATAACAAATACTCATTATACATACAGAGCAAAAGAAGATTGTTATATAATGGCATCAGGAGTTTATGATTTTACAATTACAATTATCGGTAACAGTAAGATACAAGACTACATGGATGCCTATGATGCCAGAAATAGTGGTACTAGTATTCTTGATTTTTATGCAAATAAGCAGACCGAGAATATGCTCAGACAATTAAATTGGGGATATAATGCTAATAATGGTGGAACTGGAGTAGTAAAACCTTTGTGTCTTCTTCACTTTTCAGATATTCATAATAACGAAGTTGGAGAGAGTGGTAGCGGTGCTGATGGTGTAAATAATATTAATAGAATAGTAACTTTCTATAATAAATATAAAAAAGATGGGAGCTCAGGATTTATCCATGACATTATTCATACTGGTGATTGTGTTGTATCTGACTATGGACAAGCATTTCCTTGGACAACTAGTGAAGATGTTGCTAAAATTTTGAATGTTATAGGCAACCATGATTTACAAGGAACTGGTGATATGACTCTTGTATATAACAGATATTTTGCTCCTTATGTAGAAGGATGGGGAGTTACGCTTCCTGAAAATGCTGCTGAAGAAGGAAGATGCTATTATTATAAAGACTATACTGTAAATAAAGTAAGACTTATCACTCTTATGAACTGGGGATGGTTAGGCAAGACTGGTACTACACAAACTTATCTTGCTTCTCAAAAGACTTGGTTCCAAGAAGTGCTTGAAGGTGCAAGAACTCAAGGACTTACTGTAATATGTGCAGTTCATACCCATCCAGCAAATGTAACCATGCTTGAAGGATGTAGTTTTAATAGTTGGGAATATAGATATCATGGAGATGTAAATGGAAGTCGGGCAAGTACCCCTGTGGCAGATTCCACAAATGTAGGTGGCTATGCGGATGATGTGCAAAACTTTATTGATGCTGGTGGTGATTTTGCTTGTTGGATTTGTGGCCATACTCATTTTGATGCTGTAGGCCCACTATCAGGATTCCCAGACCAATTCTGTATTATCATTGAAAATGCTGCTTGTAGAAGTTATTGGTGTGCAGATCACAGAATCACTGGTACACTTTCACAGGATTGTTTTAACGTGATGAGCATTGATACTTATTGCAAACGTGTGAATGTGATGAGAATTGGTTCTAACTTTGCTTCTGCATTACAACACAAGGGAGCATTTAGCTATGATTATAAGAATAAGAAACTTTTAAATTGTTGGTAGGCGGATAATTGAGTGACTTCTAACTCGGTGAGTTTAGCAATAACAATAAATAATGAGATTATGAAAAATTTTTTAAATGGTAATTTAGTATGGGTGTTCGGCGCAGTATTCTGTGCCTTCATCCTATGCTAATTAAAATTATTAAATTATGAACTATGATGAAGAGGACTATATATTAGATAATATAGAGCAGATAAGGAAGGAGACTCATGAGAATACTATAATGCTAAGGCAGATTGTCAAGCTGATTAATACTTATCTGGCAAGGCATCATCAGGAGAATGAGGATGACTTCAACAGGAATGTTCTGGCTAATCTGATTAGTAGTACAATAGACATCAATAAACTATTTAAAGGAAGATGATTATGGTAAAGAAAAGAGGTAATAAGAAAGCAACAGGTGGGGCTACTGGAAGAGCTAAGCCGTTGACAGCTAAGGTGAGTGTTACTAGAAGTGACAAGAGGAGATATGATTGTGGAGGAAAGCTTAAATAAAAGTTTGTATAAGATAGAGCTGTATTTGATTAAGGTGATTCCCATGGTGTTGTCAGGGATAGCCCTGCTCAATACAGTTCTATCTTACCTCTATATTGATGTTCCTCTACTATCTTACCTTGGAGGTGTGTCAGTATTGACTATTGCCTTTCTGTATATTTCCTCTTATGTGTTCAGGTTCTGTGCCTACCATAGGATGTTTATCCATTATATTACAGTCAACTGGGTGCTGAACATCATTGACTACTATATAGGTATTCCATTGAGTAACAAGGGATTATTCCTGATGTATATGGTGATTACTGGTATTACATTATTTATTATATTACACTACCATGTCAAGTCTAAAGAAACTGATAGTGAAGCTTCTGAGGGAAACAGCTGATAAGATAGATGTAGGTAACTCAGAACTTACCGACAGTGAGGCTATGGAGATTATGAGTGTTCTTAGCCATCAGGTAATGAGTAAAGAAGATGCTTGTATCTATATGAATATGAGTAGGAGTAAGTTTGATGATTTAGTAAGGGAGGGAAAGCTGCCTAAAGGAAGGAAGAGAAGAGGTTTTAAAGAACTTGTGTTCTATAAAGATGAGTTAGATATGTGGAAGAAGTAGTCATAGTATGTCTACATACAGAACAAAGAGAGCAGGTGTTAAGCCTGCTCTCTTTCATCTGGAAATGGAAATAATCCTTCGAGAATATCTTTAGGCATTTTTGTATCCATGCCAGTGTTAGCTCCATACTCATCTTTATATTCAAGTATCCATGCTGCTGCTAATTCAAGAGCCTGCTTAAAGCCATCTATATAAGCTATTTCTAAAGCACCGAGGTCTCTATCTTCATCATCTCTCCAGCACCAAAGATAGTCATCAACCCTTTCTTCTAGGGTCATTCTTTTGTTTATTGCTTTTCCCATATTATATGTAAATATTGGTTATTTTCTGCAAAGATAAGGAAAATAATCTATATCTCCAAATATTTGGGAATGTTTTTATTCTCTAACTACTTGATAGTTAGAGAGTTTTTGTTTATAAAAGGATTGTTAGGAACCCCATTATAATCTCCCTATCTTTGCAGTAGTTCTTGCAAGGATGAAAGACCCAAGGGAAAAGCCTTGGGCACAGTATCAAAGGTTTAACAGTTTAAAATTTTAAGAAATTATGGGAGAAAATGGAGTTTTAGTATTCCCCGATGCAGCCAAAGGTGCTGCTTCTAGTATTGATCCTAACCTTCTATTAGCCCTTCAAAACAATGGAGGCATGGGAGGAGGCTATGGTTATTGGTGGATTATGTTCCTCTGGATGATGTGGATGCAGAATGGTCGCAATGGTAATTTCAGTGACTATGTTGCTCAGGCTAATGGTAATGAGGGTCGTCAGTATCTTGCTGAGATTATGAATGGCAGGTTTGATAACCTTGGTCAGCTGGCTCAGATTGTGAACACTGGTGTAGAGACTGTGAAGAATGGTATCTTTGCTCTTCAGAATAACATCAGTCAGGTAGGTGCTAATGTAGGTCTTACTGCTGCACAGACTCAGAATGCTATTCTCTTGGGTAATGCTAATCTTAGTCAAAAATTATGTGAGTGCTGTTGCAACATGAGGTATGACCTTGCTCAGCAGACTAATGCTTTGCAGGCACAGGCAGCTAATAACTTTGCTGCTTCACAGTTGCAGGCTGCTCAGAATCAGGCTGCTACACAGCTTCAGATGGCTCAGATTGAGAGTGCAGACCAGCTTGCTGTTTGCCAACAGACTAATGCCTTGGCTTCTCAGAATGAGCGTAATACCAACAGTATTCTTGGTGCTATTCAGACTCAGACTACTGCAATGACTAAGGAATTCTGTGACCTAAAGGAGCGTGAGCTGCAGAATAAGATTAATACTCAGGGTGACATCATTACCCAGTTGAGGAATCAGATTAGTAATGATAACCAGACCCTTGTATTTAATAAGGCTCTCAGTGCTATTGATGATAAGATTGATAGTATTGCAGCTAAGCAGCCTCAGACAGTTCCTGTTGTATGGCCCAATTTGCAGGCCTACAATGTTACTCCTAATGTAGGATTTAATCCTTGGGGTTATGGATTTGGTGGACAAAGTTATTGGGGATAATTAAACTAAGGTAACTATGGCAATTTTTCCAACGCAATACATTAATGTGCGAGGTATCCCCACAATTAAAACAAGGGCAGTTGTTGTCTCAGATACTGCAGTGACTTTTAAGTTTGCTCCAGACTTTGATGGCAGGCCTTTCAGGGGATTGATACTGGTGTATATCTCTGAGGCTATTCCTGAGGGCACTACTACCACATTGCCTGTGCAGTTCTCCATGGCTGGTACTACCAGTAATGTAACTGTGGCAGGAGGGGCTAATGTGACAGTGGCAGACCTTCCAGGGAAGGGTATTTACCTTGTCTACTTTGACAGGTGGGCAGATACCTTGCAGCTGATAGGGTTGGTTTAATACTGAGGCAGTGCCTCAGTTTATAGGACAGAGACTAATAAATAAAAAGTAATTAATTATGTTTTCAAATTTAAG